CCAGTAAAGAGGGCGTGTATCAGTCATTGGAGATCCCGCCTGACGAGTTCTGCTCCATCCTCATGATCGCCGCAGCCGATCACTGCCTGGGTGCGGCATACCGAGGCGAGTGCCCCGGTGTCGATCCCGACGAGCTGATGCGCCTGGGCGTATCGACAGGAGGGCCACACTCATGACGGGAGCGACAGAAATGCCAGAAGTCGGCCGCTGGATCATCCTACCCGCCGCCAACAAACGGTGGTTCGTGTTGGCCGAGGGCCTCAACGGCCACCTGATTACCAGCGCCGGGCGATTCGAACTCTACATCGGCCCCTGGCGACAGCCTCGGCCGGATGAGATGGAGAGCAAGGCCGGCGGCAAGCTGGCGCATCTCGACCACTGGCTGCCGATCGGACCGTCGACGCCGACAAGCCTCGGCTTGCTGGTCCTGATTGCCTTCGTTCAGCGCCATCGCATCGACAACCTGATCATCGAGACCCGCAACGCCATCCGCGACGGCTGGGCTGACTTGATCAAAGAAGGCACGAACATCTTAGCCACCAGCAAATGGAAGAGCGACCCGTACTGGGCGGGCGCCCGCGCCAACTCTGCTGGCGCCGAACTGTGGCGTCTAGGCGACAGGGTCAGGGACCTGGAGGAGGACCGAAAGGTCCCGCAGGCCTACCTGGATCGCTCTAAGGGGGTCGCACAACGGCTGTCGTTCCCCACCAACATCGACATCTTCGACTATGACGCAGCCACGACGTGGCGAGTAGAGACTAGCGACGGACCGTCGTCCTCCATTACCGTCGCGGACATGCGGCGCGACGAGCCAATACCGGAGCTGCCCGACCCGGCGCGCGGGTTTGCTGGAGGGTATCTTCCATGAGAAAAATAAAGCCTTGCGATGCCGCGCGTGTTTTATTTCACTTGCGCGAGTTGGGCAGACTGCGCAAGAAGGCGCAGTTTAAAAACCGTCAGGAGAAGAAAAAGCAGAATGACCGTAAGCGAATACGGTATCATTTACAGATGTTGCGCGTGTTGCTGCCGCATAATGGGGAATATAATGTCTGTCATCCTGAGGGCTGGGAAATTGAACAACCAAACCATCAGGAAATTGAACAACGTCGCGCGGAAGTCAGAACTTTCAATGCGTACTTAGCAACAATAATCTTTTCAGGGAAGGAGCTATAATGACCCGCATAAATGTAGGAATTAAACCATGGGAGCTTTGCGATCAGCATTTGATCGCAGAGTATAAAGAACTGCCAAGAGCTTACGGCAAACGGTACAAAGCCCGACCGCCCAAGCATTTCTGCCTTGGCACCGGCCACGTTGTCTGGTGCGCTCAGCACCAGCAGAGTCTGTGGACACGTCACCAACAACTGGTGGAAGAGATGACCCGTCGTGGATTTGCGACCAATATCGAATTGTCGATGCCGGGTGATGACATGATTTTTGCACTCGGCTGGATGTGTTGGCAGACATCCGAAGCGACACGTGCTAGGTACATCCTTCAGGAGCGTATCCTGGATCGTCTGGACAACATGCGGGGAACACCCCGCTGGACAAATCGACTGCGACCGGAATGGGTAGTGCGCCGCCGAACCCCTTGGTGATATCGCAGGGAAGGGCTAATGAAAGGAATAAACATGGCCAAGGTCACCCTCATGCTCGGCAATGATCCGCAAGGCGACTACACCCTCGACAAGCCGGAGCATACTGTCGGTCGCTCGTTGTGGGCTGACATCTTGATCAACGATCTTGGTGTCAGTCGACTCCACGCCATCTTTGTGCAGGACGGAGATGGTTGGAAGATCGTCGACCAAGTCCCGAGCAGCGGCACCTTCGTGAATGGTGAGCGGGTGTTTGAGAAGCAATTGAAGCACAATGATCGCATCGTGCTCGGCAAATTCAGTCTCCTCTATCGCGTTGCCGAAGACGAGAGAGAATAGTCATGAACGAAGAGAACAACCACATGAAAGGAGCAAACATGGACAAGGAAAAACTTTTTGCGCTGCTAGAGGATGGCTGCAGCAAGGCAGAGGCCGCACGACGGCTTGGAGTTTCGGTACATCGCGTGTATAACTTGGCGGCAGCGTCTGGTCGCAAGTTTAAGCGGGACTGCGTTAAATATCCGTCCGCGAACAAAGGCACTACGCGCGGAAATCTGACCAGAGAGGAGATCCTTGATCTGTACGACTCTGGGTGCCCCGTAAAAGAGATTGCAAAAAAGGCAGGCTGCACGCGACAAAACATCTGGCTGATAATCAATTCAAGCGGACGCAAATGTACACGAGTGGATCTTCCGCCGATAGACGAGGAAAAACTCTTTGCCCTGCTTGAGGACGGCTGCAGCCGATCCGAGGCCGCACGGCGGCTTGGAGTTTCGGTACATCGCGTGTATGACTTGGTGGCAGCGTCTGGCCGCAAGTTCGAGCGGGACTGCAGAAAGTACCCAAATAAGAATAAGGGCGGCACCGAAATTATGCGAGGAAGAACCCTGACCAAAGCAGAGATCTTTGTCCTGTACGACTCTGGACACACCATTACGGAGATTGCAAAAAAGGCAAATTGCGCGGGGTCAAACATCTGCCGTATTCTTAAGGCTAGCGGGCGCAAAGGCGTCCGTGAGAATCTTCCACCGATAGACGAGGAAAAACTTTTTGCCCTGCTTAAGGATGGCTGCAGCAGGGCAGAGGCCGCCGTGCGGCTCGGGGTTTCGGCGCAGCGCGTGTATTACTTGTTGTCCGGGCGCAAGAAGGGAAAATGAAACCATGTTCTATTCCAGCAAAAAAGTAACCACGCGGAAGAAACACCGCTGCACAGGATGCATACGGGAATTCCCGCCTGGGACCAACATGGAAAAGTACGCTGGGTTTTTTGAGGGCGAGTTCGTCCATGGCTACACTTGCACGACGTGTCAATCTATACTGGAGTATTTCCGAGATAGGTTTGAGGACGGATACGACGCTGGAGACCTTGCCTCCGTCGCCATCGCCATCGAGAAAGCCGTATTACACACTGTCCGCGGGGAGCGGACAGCCACACTGGAGGCTAGGCCCCCGACGGACACACTGCGAACAGGCGACGGAGGCACCGTCACTGTCGCTGACATAACCGCCCTCGGAGACGCAGGGCAAATACTAGAAAGGACACTATGAGCACTTACAAAGAGTCAGAGAACTACGTTCCGTGGCAAGAGGTCATCGACCTCGATGAAGCCACTGCCGAGGTTCTGGTCTTCGACAGTGTCGTGCCCGCGTGTTGCGAGCATGGCTGCGAGGTCGAACCAGACGGCTGGTGCCCACATGGCATGCCGTCTATTATGTTTGATATGGGCGTCATCTAACTGCACCGTCACACCAGCCGAAAGGAAACCATGAGCCTCAACTCCCCTTACGTCTGCTGCTCAGACAGCAAGTGGTACAAAGACCCCGTGTGGCGAGGCCCTGACTGGTTCGTCTGCTACGACGATGACGACCCGCCTGAGATCATCATCAAGGCGGACTCAAAGCTCAGTTTCGACGAGGCCCTCAAGCTCTGTGGGCACAAGGCCTGCGCGACCTTCAGGTTTCGCGGTGGAGTGGAGCGAGTATTTGACAAAGAGGGAGTCAAGTTCGCCCGAGCCAAGTCGTGCTTTTTCAAACCCTCGGGTCTTCCTCGGCCGCCGGATGAGTTCGGCGCCGTATTTGATGAAGCGCCCTCTGTACCCGGCGTGTTCTACGCCGGGTAGAAGGTCCGCTGCTCCGAGTCCCACAACGCCAAGAAAGGCACAAACCGATGCACCCGTAGCTCAGCGGAAGAGCAACCGCCTTCTAAGCGGTAGGCCGTAGGTTCGAATCCTACCGGGTGTGTAGTAGGACCGTTAGCTCAGTCGGTTAGAGCAGGAGACTCATAATCTCTTGGTCACAGGTTCGAGTCCTGTACGGTCCATTCACCCAGCCGCAAACGCGGCCCAACGCCCGAAGGGGCTTTCCATGTTGACGATCTATAACCGACCCGCGCTCGACGAAGCGCTCGCCGAAGTGGCCCGCATCCCTGGCGGCATTATCGCCGAGAAAGACGGCGATGGCTGGGCCATCTACGACCACACCGACGAGCACATCGTCGCGCGGTTCACCGATCCTGCGGTGCTGTTCAATTTCCCGGCACTGCAGAATGTGATCCATGTCCGGGACGACGACCTCATCTACGTCGAGCACTACGACAGCCAGCCTCAGCCATGACGCCCAAACCCATCTCGCATGCTGCTGCCCGCGAACTCATCCTCGCACACCGCCTCGCGGGCGGCGGGCGCATGTTTCAGGCCGCATTTCTGCGGCGCACCGACAGTGCCGATGGCGAGCGCATGTCGGGCGCGCAAGAGGCCGTGGTTGCGCGCTTCGGAGTGCGCTCGCGCTTGGCGAGCCGGAACGCTCCTGAGATCGAGGGAGCGGCGCCGATCAAGACGCGCGCCGCCTATGACCGCCACGCAAAGAACGTGTTTTGCGCCTTCGTATTCAGTCGTCGGTACGCCGGCCGGGCACAGCGTGTGAATGGCTATCGGAGCATCCCCTTTGACACGATGACCTGGCTCAAGATCGATGGCACCCTCTACCGAGTAGGCCGGGCGCCTGCACCGCAGCACTAGGATCCCCCAATGATTCTCAGTCCCTATCAGCGTGATATCATCGATGCGGTCGTCAGCCGCGAGAGCAACTTGCTGGTGCAGGCCGTAGCGGGCAGCGGCAAGACGACCACGCTGCTCGAGGCGCTCGCGGCCCACCTGCAGGCGTGGCCACGCGCCGCGGTGCTCAACCTCGCGTTCAATCGGGATATCTGTGATGTGCTGCGCCAGAAATGCGGTCGGCGATTCGGCGCGCTCCGTACCCTCGACATCAAGACGTTGCACGGCCACGGCATGAGCATCGTCAGACGACATTGGGGCGGATGCCAGCTCGACAGCAAAAAGGCGTTCCAGCACGCGGAGCAGCTCCTCGCCGCCTCGACCTTCCCCCGCCCGATCTATGATGATGCAGGAGTCTGTGTCCGGGTCGAAGAGGTGCCCCACCACGTCTCAGCGCTGAAGGAAGGCAAAGACCTGCTGGTCAAACTCGGATCGCTGGTCATGCAGCTCCTGTGCGATCCAGAAAAGCCGGCCAGTATCGTGCGCGGCATGCACCGCATCGGCATGGTCGCCGACGAAGATCTGCTGCAGGAGATACTCCCGCTGGTGCCGGCTTACATGAATGCGCTCAACCAAGATTCAGCGCGTCTCTGCTATGACGAGATGATCTACCTGCCCCTGCGGTATGGGTGGCAGGGCTATCGCTACGATTTGATCTTGGTGGATGAGGCCCAAGACCTGAACGAATCGCAGCAGGCCTTGATCGCAAGCGCCCGCGCCGCGAACGCCGTGGTCGTAGCTGTCGGGGATCGCCGGCAATCGATCTATCAGTTCCGCGGGGCGGATCCTGGGAGCATGGACCATCTGCGTGAGCGATTCGCTATGCGCGAACTCTCACTGCCGATCACATACCGCTGCCCCCGAGCAGTGGTCTCCCTCGTGCACATGGTCGTCCCCGGCGCAGCGCACCTCAAAGCCCGCGACGATGCGGACGATGGCGTCGTGGACGAGGTATCGCCCGCCGACGTGGTATCCCTCTTGCGCGAGGCCGGCCCTGACACCCTGGTGTTGTGTCGCACCAATGCGCCACTGATCAAGCCAGCACTGGGGCTGCTCCGGAAGGGCATCAAAGCTACCATCCGGGGACGGGATATCGGAGGCGCCCTGCTGCGACTCGCGGAGAAATTCGCCAGGCGAGCGCCATCCATCGAGGCGTTCAGCACGCGAATAAACCAATGGGTTGCGCGCGAGGAAGAGAAGGCCGGGGACAATCTCGCAGCGCTCGAACATATCCGGGACCAAGCGGCTGTATTGCGGGCTATGGCCGATGAATTCGACAGTGTGCAAGAGGTCCTCACACGCTTGGCGCACCTCTTCTCAGACGAGGCCGCAGGCCTGGTGTTCTCTTCGGTACACCGCAGCAAGGGCCTCGAGGCCGAGCATGTGATTTTGCTTGCTCCGGACCTCATTCCTCATCCACTACACAAGCGTGCTGCCGACCCGGCTACCGCGCTCACGCAGGAGCACAACCTCCTGTACGTTGCGTTGACGCGCAGCAAATGCCGATTGACGTTAGAGAAACATAAGAAGCATCATGAGTGACCACGAGGAGCTACAGGCCGCACTGGACCAAAACCCTCGACTTGCCGCCGCAGTGGTTCCAGCAGGCGCAGCCGCGGCCACGGCAGCAGTAGCAACCGCAGCAAACGCAACAGCGGCCACAACTGCAGCAGCAGTGGCAGCAGCAGTAGCAATAGCATGCCACCCCACTGTGCACCGAGCGCTGCAGGCCGCGCTGCGCAAGGAAGTGAAAAACCACCGCGGAGGCGATCATGAGTGACTACGAGGACCTGCAGGCTGCACTGAACCAAAACCCCCTCCCTGCTGTGCGTCGCGCGCTGCAGGCCGCACTGCGTAAGGAAGCGAAAAAACACCGTGCTGCTCTGAAACGCAAGGGTGAGAGGATAGCACAGAAGCGCAAGCGCTTGCGCAGCGAGTGGAGCACGGCCTTGACGCAGGGTCTTATTCCGACATCGCTCGCCCGTGCCTTGCGCCTGCACCAGCAGGTACCGAGAAACTTCACGGTCTGTCTCGACTGCGGAGACGAGTGCGTCGTCCTCGATCGAGACACTGAGTACTACACTCCCGCGGGGGAGCGCGTCTGGTCTCCGCAGGCGCAGGCCATCAGAGGGAAGCGGCTTACGCGGTTGCCGGCCTTGCGTGAGGTGCGCGCAGGACGACAGTGGATTCGGCGACATCTGCGGGAACTCGCTGAGTGTGCCATACGATGAACCCTTGGAGACCACGAATGAGCAAGTACACAGAACTTGGGCGAGTCATCGAGCGACAATTGAGATGCTGCGGTATCAGTGCCAGATACGCGGCGAAATCTTTAGGTCTCTCGCATAGCAGGATGCATGATCTCATGTGCGGCCGAAGCAAGCCAAAACAGCAGGATATCGATCGCATAGAGCAATGGTGCGAGGTCTTGGGCGTGCGCTCCGCGGAGGAGCGCTTCGCGTTCCTCCGCGAACTCGTGCTCGCTGCGTGTCCTCCCATTATGCGTGATATATGGGCTGGGCGATATGATCCGCCCGCTACAATCACCGCCGCAAGTAAACGCGGCTTCGTCTTCGGGGCCGAAATTCACTACTGCCGGCCAGTCGGCAACGGCGACGGCAACGGCAACGGCAACGGCTACGGCAACGGCTACGGCTACGGCTACGGCTACGGCTATTATGGCTGCGGCGGCGGAGACGGCGACGGCTTCGGCGACGGCTACGGCGACGGCGACGGCGACAGCACCGGCACCGGCTCCGACTACGGCACCGGCTACGGCACCGGCTACGGCACCGGCGACGGCTACGGCTACGGGCTCGGCACAGTGGTGGGCAGGCGATGAGATATCCAGTAGGTGACGGCTACGGCACCGGCTACGGCTACGGCAACGGCGACAGCCGCGGGAACGGCAACGGCAACGGCGACAGCCGCGGCAACGGCTACGGCTTCGGTGGTGGCGACGGCTACGGCTACGGCGACGGCGACGGCGACGGCCGCGGCTACGGCTACGGCACCGGCACAGTGGCGGGCAGGCGATGAACTATCCAGTAGGTGCCGGCTTCGGCGACGACCGCGACAACGGCTACGGCACCGGCAACGGCGACGGCAACGGCGACGGTTACAACTTCGGCTACGGCAACGGCAACGGCAACGGCTACGGCAACGGCAACGGCAACGGCTACGGCAACGGCAACGGCAACGGCAACGGCTACGGCCACGGCTACGGCCACGGCTACGGCCACGGCTACGGCTTCGGCTTCGGCGGTGGCGACGGCTACGGCGACGGCGGCGGCTACGGCTACGGCACCGGCACAGTGGCGGGCAGGCGATGAACTATCCAGTAGGTGCCGGCAACGGCGACGGCTACGGCGACGGCGACGGCTACGGCAACGGCGACGGCTACGGCAACGGCAACGGCTACGGCTACGGCTACGGCTACGGCTACAGCTACGGCGACGGCGACGGCGACGACGACGGCTACGGCTACGGCACCGGCACAGTGGCGGGCAGGCGATAAGATATCCAGTAGGTGTCGGCTACGGCCGTGCTACCATTGACACTACAGGACTAGGAGTTTAGCCAATCATGCCAAGCATTGTTCTCAAGGTGCTATTGATAGCGCCACTTGTGTCGCTATAAGTCCCGCATGAGCAAACGACAAAAGACCCTGAAGCTGACCGTCCTCGAACGCATGGGATCGCACCGCGACCATGTCGAGGACGCGGCTCGTCGGATGCTCTCGATCCTCTTCAGCACCCGCATGCTGAACACCCTCTCGATCCGCATCGAGATCAGGAAGACCAAGCTGGGCAAGAGCACCTGGGGTACCTGCGGCGTCGGTGCGGCCGGCTCCAAGCCCAAGCGCAACTACACCATCGAACTGGATGGCAAGCTGGGCCGGGACGGCATCCTGGGGACCTTGGCCCACGAGCTGATCCACGTCCAGCAGGCTGTGAGCGGTCGCTATCAGCGTCGGTACTGGAAGACCACCGGCGGGCTGATGTGCCGCTGGTACGGCGAAGTTGTCGGCAACTGGAACGAAATCCCATACAGACAGCGCCCCTGGGAGCGCGAAGCGTTCGCCCTGCAGTCGGTTCTGGTCCGGCTGCACCGCGCGGTTCAGCGCGGCAAGAAGACCGTTCGTCGTGCCCGCGAGGAGTTCGAGGCGCGGGTCGAAGGCCAGAAGCCACTGACGATGAAACCGCTGGTCAAGGTCCTGATCGACCGTCGATTCTCGCCGAGCGAAGTCAGTGCGGCTACGGGCTCGGCACGGCGGAGAGCAGACAGTACCAACAGGCGACGGTGACGGCTACGGGCTCGGCACGGCGGAGGGCAGGCGATGAGATATCCAGTAGGTGCCGGCAACGGCAGCGGCAGCGGCAGCGGCGACGGCAGCGGCTACGGTGACGGTTACAACTTCGGCACCGGCTACGGCACCGGCTACGGCACCGGCTACGGTGACGGTTATGGCCGCGGTTATGGCCGCGGCTATGGCTACGGCTACGGCGACGGCGACGGCTATGGCTACGGCTACGGCACAGCGGAGGACAGACAGTGAGATATCCAGCAGGCTACGGCGACGGTGAAGGCTTCGGCCGCGGCTACAACGACGGCCGCGGCTACAGCTCCAGTGGCGGCACCGGCTACGGCGACGGCCGCGGCTACGGCTACGGCTACGGCCTCGGCAACGGCGTCGGCTACGGCGACGGCCGCGGCTCCGGCCATGGCTACAGCTTCGGCTACGGCGACGGTGAAGGCTTCGGCTTCGGCAGTGGCTACGACGCCAGCGGCAGTGGCTTCGGCTTCGGCCTCGGCTCGGTAGAGGGTAGGCGATGACTTCGGGACCAAGATTTCGGGAGTGAGCGATGATTCGTCTAGGAAGCCTATTCACCGGCGGTGGTGGCTGGGAGGAAGGTCTCACCCGCATCATTCACCCTGGCATCTTCAAGCCGGTCTTCGGCGCTGAGTACGAGCCGTGGATCGCGGCCAACTACGCCCAGAACTTCGGTGACCACGTCGTGGTTGGTGACATCGATGCCATCCCCGACAGCTTCTTCCGCCGGCACCCGGTGGACATGCTGGTGTCTTCACCTCCCTGCCAACGCCACAGCCGTAGCGGCAAAGCGGCGGCAACTAGGCACGGCGCCGGCACGGGCAAGGCGGTCGTCTGCAAGATTGATGTGGGCATAAACACCGTCCGTGTCGCACGTCTCTGCAGGGCCAAAGTGGTCCTGCTGGAGGAGGTGCCCGATTTCCAGAATGCCCCGGTGTTCCAACAGATCAAAACCGGACTGGCACGCGCCGGCTTCAAGCACCAGGACGCGCAAGTGCTGCAGGCCGCCCAGTACGGCTCCCCGACAATGCGCCGCCGGCTGATCTTCCGGGCCGGTCGCCATCCGCTCCCGTCGTGGCCACTTCCCCAACCGCCGACGCCGTGGTTTCCGGCCATCGCCGATCTCATTCCCGAAATGCCAAGAGCGGATTTGGCCACCTGGCAAGAAGTGGGGCTTCGCTACTGTCCTCACCCTCCTCTTCCGCTATTCATCGCCGGTGGCAACCCGACGCGCTGCGGCGGTAAAGTGAAATTCAAAGGCCGCATGTACCAGGTTTACCGCGTCGGCAAAGGTGCAGACGAGCCTGGTTGGACGATCCAGTTGTCGAAAAACAGCAGCGGAAACCGCGTGATCGACAGTAGAGGTGTGGTTCGGCAGTTGACCGTCCCGGCCCTTGGTCGCCTGCAGGGCTTCACGCCCGATTACAAGTGGCCGAAACAGCGCAGCCACGCCATCCACATCATCGGCAACAGCGTGCCTCCCCCACTGGCGGCCCAGGTCGCCTACAAATTCGTGGCAGAACTGGCAGGCGATGACACTCACACTTGACACCGCCGCCGAAGAGGGCAGGCTTCTGGTCACTAATCACCGCCGCAAGTAAACGCGGCACAACCGCCGCAAGTAAACGCGGCACAGCGTCCAGAGAGGACAAACCATGAGCAACAAGAACCGTGCCGTCGTCGTCATCGACCGTGGGTGGATCGCCGCCGGCGACGTCCGCGAAGACGGCGATCACATCGTGCTCGACCGCGCGGTGTGGGTTTTCCGTTGGGAGCGGATCGGCTTCGATGGGGTCATCGCGGACCCGACGAAGGCCGATATCCGCAAATTCCCGAACGGCTTCATCGTGCCGAAGCGCTCGGTGATCTTCCGGGTGTCAGTCAACGACGACTGGGGCATGCATGTGTATGCCGACTGACTGACTGACTGACTGATGTTTCATCGCCCCTGCGTGCATGGCTCCGGTGCTCGACGCCGAGCATCAACGCATCTCCTACATGTGCGCAGGGGCCTTTTTAGGAAACGATGACGATTAATCAGCATAACTACAGGATGGTGGACCTATTCTCTGGAGCAGGCGGTATGTCGCTTGGCTTCAGGAGAGCAGGCTTCTCGACCGTATTGGCGAATGAGTTCAGTGTAGACGCAGAGTGGACCTATCGCCACAACCTCGAGCCAGATTCCTTCTCGGAAATCCTAGGAGACCTTTCTCCATTCCCAGAAGAATCTGGGATCGGGCCTGAGAGGCTCCACCGTCAGCAGATCCGTGACCGGCTAATGGCCCTCCGAGAGGATGAAGGCTACGATGGCGTAATGTTGGGTGGAGATATCCGCAGCACCCTCTCCGATGATCGCCTCGAAGAATGGAAAACCCAGAATCCGGAACAGATCGACGTACTGGTTGGCGGTCCTCCCTGCCAAGGCTTCTCAACTGCGCGAGGTCGGCTCGTCAACGACGAACGCAATCAACTGGTCAAAGAGTTCTGTAGAGTAGCGAAGTCTCTCCAGCCGCGCATGGTCGTAATGGAGAACGTGCCCGGCCTGCTGGAACGACACTACAACGTGCTTGAGGCCGTTGTCGAAATGATGAGCCAAATCGGCTACATTCCTCGCGTCCATCTGGTGCGAGCAAATGATTTTGGGGTACCGCAAAGCAGAAGAAGGCTGCTCGTGGTCTCCGTCAGGCAAGACCTTGTCAACCACGAAGACCTCACCGACTCCGCATTGAGTTGGGATTGGCTTGCCAAGCGGGTTCTGCCTACCTTTGCGTACACCCGCAGAGACGGAGCGCCGATTCCGCTTTGCGGAGACATCTCTGCCCATGATGCGTTGGGTGACCTCAAGAAGCACCCACCCGCTTTCGCAACGGTGACCAAGCCCTGCGCCTATCGACAAGGCCGGAGCTATGATGAACTTTCCGAATTCGCCCGTGAACTGAGATCAAAGCGGGAGGACTACCTGCGAAACGCTGCGCTGGAATCTCGCGATTGCGATCCCCGAGGCTACTACAACCACGAAGCAACCGTCCATACTAGCAAGATTGCCAACCGCTTCAGCCTCCTCCAGCGGGTCGCGAAGCGCGAACCGGAACGACGCTGCCACTCTGCACATCTGCGCGAGACAGCCGCCAAGTCAGACCCGGCCCTGTTTAAGTCTGCCAAGGCCGCACAGAGGGTGCTCGTCAAGGACTGTCACCCAGACATAACAATAACTTCTCTGCCAGACGATCTGCTTCACTATGACGAGCCACGCATCCTGACGGTTCGAGAGTACGCCCGTTTGCAGAGCTTCCCTGATTGGTTCTCATTCCGAGGGGTCCGCACCACAGGTTTCCGTCACAGAAGAGAAGGTCGATTCGTCCCACAGTATACACAAGTTGCCAACGCCGTGCCTCCGCGTCTCGCACTTGGGATCGCGCAGACAATCGAATCCGCGCTCTCTGAAATCGATAAAGTCGGCCGTTTGTCGAAAGAACTCGCAGAGCAGTATCCATTAGCAGGGGCTCCAGCGCTCCCCGCCGACCCGAGTTCAAAGCTCGTTACCATCAATCGCCACTTCCACAAGTCGCCACATTTAGGAAAGCAGGCAGCTTCGGCTTCGGTCTTGGCACGGTGAAGGACAGATGATGAGGTATCCAGTGGGCTACGGATGCGGCTACGGCTACGGCGACGACCGTGACGGCGGCTACGGATGCGGCAGAGGCTACGGTCACTACGGCTACGGCGACGACCGTGACGACGGCTACGGCTACGGCAGAGGCTACGGCTTCGGCTTCGGCGGCGGTCTCGGCGACGGCTTCGGCGACGGCACCGGCTTCGGCTACGACACGGTGGAGGGCAGGCGGTGAGATATCCAGTGGGCTACGGCGACGGCGACGGCTACGGATACGGCTACGGCTTCGGTCACTACGGCTACGGTGACGACCGTGACGACGGCTACGGCTACGGCAGAGGCTACGGCTTCGGTTTCGGCGACGGTTTCGGCGACGGCTTCGGCGACGGCGACGGCGACGGCGCCGGCTTCGGCTACCACACGGTGGGCAGGCGGTGAGGTATCCGGTCGGCTACGGCGACGGCGACGGCTACGGATGCGGCTCCGGCTACGGCGGCGGCTACGGCGACGGCTACGGCTACGGCGACGGCAACGGCTACGGATATGGCGACGGCGCCGGCTACGACTACGGCTACGGCTACGGCTACGGCAGAGGCTACGGCCACGGCTACGGCCACGGCTACGGCTACGACACGGTGGAGGGCAGGCGGTGAGATATCCAGTCGGCTGCGGTGTCGGCTACGGCTTCGGCTTCGGCCACGGATTCGGCAACGGCGACGGCTTCGGCTACAGCGACGACAACGGCGCCGTCTTCGGCCGCGGCTTCGGCTTCGGCCGCGAATACGGCGACGGTTATAGTTTCGGCTTCGGCTATGGTGACGGCAATGGCTATGGCTACGGCTATGGCTACGGCTATGGCACGGCGGAGGGCCGGCGATGATCAGGCCACTGGCAATAATCATCAGCACTTGCGGCGCGGCTACGGCCGCTGTGTGCGCCAACATCCTAGCACACGCACATCATGTCGATGCACTGTATTATGCACAGTGCTCTATACTTGTCAGCATCGCGTTTTTGCTGATGGGCGCAACGGCGGCACTGAGCGATCGGCGATGCGAGTAGCGCACCTTTGCTGCGGTCGTGGCGGCAGCCTCTGGACCGGCGCAATCCTCGGATGGCATAGCATTCTGGCATTCGACAACGACGAATGGAGGTGCCAGGCTGTTGCCTCAGATGGATGGCCAGGACTCACAACAATATGCGGAGACATCGATGGATACCCATGGCATACTTGTGGAATCACAAACGTGGATTGTGTCGCAGCGGGCTTCTCTTGTCGCGATATTAGCTGCGCTGGAACGCGCGCAGGACTGGACGGGCAATCAACAGGACCAACGTGGCGAGGATGTCTGCAGGCAATCGATGCTTTTCGACCAGCATGGATTTTCTTCGAAAACACCCCACGGATCAAACCCTACAGGCCAACAATCTGGCGAACATTGCGAGACAGAGGATACGATCCCCGAGATGGTACACTTGATGCCTGCGATGTCGGAGCGCCGCACAAAAGGCGGCGTTGGTTTATGCTCGCGCGTCGGGCCGACGCTGACGCGGTGCGGGAATCACAACCGCAAAGGAGCAAGTGCGAACAGCGGCGACGGGTTGGCGACGTGGTGCAAGAAATTGATGCCGACGCTCTACGCCAGCGACCACAAGAACCCGTACAGCCAGGAGGGCTATCAGAAGCAGGCTGCGAGGCGATCAAAGCCGCTGCGCGATACTGCGAAGCACACCATTGGAATCCGACTGACACCGGACTTTTGCGAATGGTGGATGGGATGGCCGATAGGGGCAAGCGCATCGCTGCACTCGGCGACGCATGGGTGCCGCTCCAAGCGGCGGCGGCATGGAAGCTTCTCGGTGGCCCGTGAGTCTGGTGCACAACCTCAACCGAGAAAACAAAGGAATGGCGCGATGAGATATCCAGTAGGCTTCGGCGACGGCTACGGTTTCGGCTTCGGTGACGGCTACGGCGACGGCAACGGCGACGGCTACGGCGACGGCCTCGGTGACGGCGATGGCGACGGCAACGGCTACGGCTACGGCTTCGGTGACAGCGACAGCTACGGCGACGGCTACGGCGACGGCTACGGCTACGGCTTCGGTGACAGCGGCGGCTACGGCGGCGGCCACGGCTTCGGCGACGGCGACGGCGACGGCTACGGCTACGGCAACGGCAACGGCCGCGGCTACGGCTACGGCTACGGGTTCGGCACAGTGGAGGGCAGACGATGAGCGGCAACGGCCACGGCTGCAGATGGACACCGGCAGCGCCCTTCGTATACTCCTCCCATGCCTGACAATCCTGCGGTGATGGCCGCGTCTGCGGCGCTGCTCCATCTGCGTACCGGCTCTGCTGCGGTGCGTCAGCCGTCATTCAACGCGCCGCCGTTCTACTCGCGCCCTCTGGTCGAGACCTCGACACGCCGCGTTCCTGCGCTCGCTGGGTGGACAACCCTGCTGAGCGTCAGCGGAACGCTGGGCTACCCTGCTGCTGTCACGTCGTTCATCGCTACCACATCGACAGACCTCTCCGGAAACGGCGTCCGCTTCCGATTGCTCCGGAACCAGGCCTTGCTCGCGGGTGTGGACTTCGTCGACGGCGTGGACTTGTGTCGCGAGACTGTCAGCGAATGGCCCGCCCGGCGGCGCTCACTCTTCCTAGTGCTTCAAGCCGTCGACACTCTGGAACTCCAGGTACGCAATCTGGGCGTTCAGCAACCCTTCGCCATCACCGGGCTGTTTGGGTACTATTACCCGGACGCCGACGACTCAGGCTTCACGCCACGAGAAATCCAACGTCGAGGGTAAAATGAGAAAAAGACGACCACGCAGATCCTTCTCCACAACGGTTCGCTGCTACCGCTGCAACACTGCGCTGCCGCCTGGGTCGCGGCGGCTCTGTTGTTTCTGCAAAAAAGAAATCGGCAAGGCGTCTTGAGTTCCGCAGACGACGCCTATCATACTCCCATGCCGCGGCCCCTGCCTCCAGCCGATTTCACCGATCTCGACAGAGAACTCTTCCGCTTCTGGACTGAGACCAGTCCGGATGCCGTCGAGATCTATGATCCACCGAAGGAAGGGCCGGAGCAGCGGGGCCGGAAAACCCCGCAGGGGGCCGATCCCAACCGCCGCCTCGTGCTCGATGGACATGAGCCGCAATATGTCTCGCCCAACTACTACGCCAAACCATTCGACCAGAAGCAGGTCAACTGCCTGACCAACTATAAGACCTGGTACACGATCTTCGAGACCGAAGCATCGGCAACGACCATGCTGCGGATCACGGGGATCTCCTACCATATGATCTCCTACCCGCAGTGGGAAGTGTTCGAGATCCAGTTGCTCAAGGACGGCGCCCCCATCGCGAAGTGGGAGGACATCCAAGTGCAGGTCACGGGGAACCCAGCCGAGTGGCACGGGTTGTCCGGCCATGTGCGTCCCCTGCCTCTGGTGGTCATCGTGGACCAGTCCTCGAAACTCAGCGTCCGTGCGCGCGCACTGGGCCCGGAAAGTCCGCTCGGGGTGTTCGCGAAGACCGCGAGTGATCTGCTGGCGCCAGCCGAGATGACCGTCAACCTGATCGGGTGGGAGGCCTCCATGATGCGGCGCAGCCAAGGCGTGCCGCGCCCGGTGGATACCGGCCTGAGCCTCGACTCCTTCGGCGATATACTGACCTCGATGCGGGCGCTGCGCACCGGGCAGGCACTCCTGGACACCCTGGAGCGCTCATGACACTCAATGCCCTGGCCCGAACAGCTCCGCGGCTACAAAACGCATTCCGCATCGCCACCCAAGATGCCATCGACAACTGGGTCGCCCGCGTGGAAGCCAACGGCGGCACATACGACTCTGTCGACCTCTTGGGCGTCCGCGTTCTCGCCGAAGCTGTTCTCGGCGCCGGCCTGACCGACGCCGCCGTCCGCCTGAATCCATTCGCCGGGCGAGACCTGTCCGCAGCGCTCGTGCCACTATTCCGTGGCGGCGGCCCCGACGTCGACACGAACAATGGCTTTGTGGCCGGCGATTACAGTCGGCCGACAGGGATCACTGGTGACGGCAGCAGCTACCTGGACACAGGGGTGCAGGTGCAGGCCTTCCCGCCGGACTCTCGCGCGCTCAGCGTCTACCGTACAAGTGCTCCGGGCAGCGACTCCGCGGACATAGGCGCAGCGGCCGACACAAATCCCTGGTATATCGGCATCACGGCACCAAACACCACCTTCTACCAGTGCTTCGTCGGAGGGGGCGTCCCTCCTGCGTACTCTCCGCTCAGTACGGGCCTCATCACTGGTGTGAACCAGCCGGGGTTTCCGTCTGGCACCGGGCTATTGTATGAAGGAACGACGCTCCGCGCATCAGAAACAGGAGGGACAGAATCCTTCCCCCTCAATGTGTTCGTGCACGGATTCAATGACGATGGTGTAGCCGCCAGCCTTTCCACTCACGGCTTGGGTATGTACAGCATAGGCCCCGGCAGTGCCTTGTGGCCTGTTTTGTCAGATTTCCCGAGTGCTGTAGAGCGAGCCATGGCGCTCTGGGGGCGCGAAGCCTGATGGCCGCTGGCGTTGTGCGTGTCTATGAATTCAGCGGCAGCCTCGCCGCCATTGCCTCCGACTTCAACACGCAGTTCGGAACAGCGCGCTGGAGGCTCTACGGCCTGCGTGCAGCCAAGCTCTCCGGGGGGACGTGGCGCCTCACGGTCCTCACCGAAGCTGTGGCAGGAAGCACAATCTTTGGCGATCTTCCGCAGATGACCATACTGCGCGGGCCCACGGCCTATGCCGCCTTCTTCTCCGGGAGCTCGTATCGCGTACTGCACACAACCTATGCGGGCGAGTCGCTGATCGTCGTCTACAACAACGCCTCCTCAGCCATCAACGATTACCATCCGGCCGCCGGCTGCGTCGTCGTTGCAGAGACCAACGAGAACATCGCCGGAGGAGGCACCGGGGAAGTCGACTATCTCGATTCTGCCGGAAGCACTGTCGGCCAGGCCGACGTCAGGGCTGTCCCAGCATGGGCCACTACGACCAAAGGCATCGCTGTCCCTTCGGTCGCAGACAACGAGGTGATCGGGGCGCCGCTCTCATAGGCTTGCATACCTTGCCTCGTCACCATACTGTGGTCAGCCATGGCTGAGTTGCTGCAAACCTTCGTTCTCCCAAGCGGGAACATCCCGCTCTCGGGACTCTCTCAGTGGTTGTCCCTGCACCCGCGTATCACCATCCGGTCAGTGGCCGCGAAGAGCGTCGGGAATGACATCGCTGTGGCCATCAGCTACAGCGATACCGAGGGAGTCGAGTACAAGGCCGCCGTGTTCTCCGGTGCCAACATGGGCTTTGATATCCAGGCGCTCCTGGCCGCCAACAGTGCACTGCGCGTAGCGCACGTCAGCTTGGTCTCGGCCGTTCGGAGCGGAATAATCACGCCTCGTTCTGTGCTGTTCTACGTCGACATCAGCAGACAACACCAACTCGCGCAATTCGATCACCTCAGTGGCATTGCCCAAGAAGCCATCGCTGCGGGGACAGACGGTCAATTCCTGCGTTACGCACGATTTGACGCCACGAACATAGGCGATACAGCGGCGACAGCCGGCAGTTGGGCCTCGCTACTCAATGACGGCTCGGGAGCGCAGGGGTTCTTCTCGGATGGCGGAGCCGGAGGGGAAGACGCCTCGGTCGAATCGACCACGACGACACCCGCTCCGCTTCCGTGTGAGGATTGCCAGGAGTTCAGCACAACCGGAACCCAGACGCCTCCGCCGTTCGATCCTCCCCCGGACTTCTCGTGCTGCCTTCGCTACGATTATGAGTGCATCTGCCCTGACGGCACCACACCGCAGTGGTCGCTGACCAACGTGGAGTGCGTCAACAACGCCCTGTGCGTGCCGTTTGAGGAGACCTGCGACGACACCAACTACCACTTCGAAGCGCAAAACGCCTGCCGCTGCGGCCAGGCCCCTGTCTTCGTGGACCCTCCTCCAGAGCCTCCTTGCGTGCCGTTCTGCTGTCCCGGCCAGACCACGACGACGCCGGCTGATGAAGACTGCTGCCTGGAAGCCCAATGGGATTGTGTGTGCTCGGAAAACGAGGAAGGCGCGCTCGAGGAGCGCTGGGAACTCACCTCCATCGACTGCGTGGCCAACGGGAGTTGCTCGGACGGTGTGGTCTATGAGGAATCTGACCAGGACAACGATGGGCGGATCGACCGCGTGGTGTTCTCCGAGACCAACGCCTGCGACTGCGGCACAACCGATGAAGCCGTCCTCAAGGCCCTGCTGCCCGCCGATAAATTCGAAAACGGTGAGCCCAAGACGGATCCCGAATGCTGCGAAAGCTGTTGTCTCAAGGCCCGCTGGTTCTGCGAGAACATCAACGGGGTGAGCACATGGCAGTTCCTGGATGCGACCTGCATCGACAACGCGGACTGCTCGGCCGGCACGGTTCGGACCTGCACCGACACCCTCTTCACTGTGACCAAAGAAGATGGGTGCACCTGCGGAGACTCTCCAAGCGAAGACGACGTCGATGCGGAGTTGCCCGGAGAGCCGCAGGACTGCACGCCCAGTTGTGCAACCAACTGCTGTTTGAGCGTCACCTGGGACTGTACCTACACCAAATTCGGCAGCGAATGGTCCCTGACCTCAGTCGAGTGTATCGACAACAACCTCTGCTCAGACCAACTACAAACCTCCTGTTCCGACGAGCAGTATGTACTGACTGTGCCCAACAGTTGTGTCTGCGAAAGCAGTGTCGACGCATCGGACATCCCAGCCGGGTACCCGCAGAACTGTGATCCCTCGTGTGAGCCGGCCTTTCCCGAGATGAATTGGTACATCGGTGGCATGCTGGGGTGGGGCTGGTGGAACACCGGCACAGGCGCAGTCTATGCGACCATGCATGGCATCGGATCTATCACCGTCCCGCCTTCGGCCATCGGGACGACGCTGCAATTCAAATTGGCCTCCGGCTCCACTGCCTCTCCGCGAGTAGCGCTCCTCCTACAAGCCCCCGACGGCACGATCTATTCGACCGGAAGCACAGATGTCAGTTCGCACGATAGGGTCGCCGGAACTACTGGCATCTCCGATTCAGCGTGGACCTCGTTTAGCATTGGCGCAGGCCAGTCCGGTGTGTGGCAGGTTTATGGTGGGCGTATCGGCTTGAGTCCACAGATATACTCGCGGAGTGATGGTTCCTATGCCCAATACAATGGATCAGCATCCACTGATGAAGTTTATGCTGATCTTGCGGCCCTCAACGCCGCCATGCGTGGTATCACGGTGCAGTTCAGGGCCTCGGCAGCCCTTGTGGACTCTTTCACCGAAGAGTCCTTCGACGTGGTGCACTATATTCTAGAGCAAACCAACTTTAACTTCCCTCCTACGATCAAGGAATTGTCCCTCGGCTACACCTGCACTGACGGGGATTGGCGCTCCTACAACTATTCATCCTCGTATGATTTCAGCGAGCTGACGGCGGGGCTGCGCCTGACCACCGCCGATGGTCCGGAAGAGCATAATGACTTCGACTTGGTCCGGTCGTGTAACTTCGGCACAGACTTCACCCAAACCAGAAACGAGAGCCAAACATGGGCGGACACCGCGGATGAAGCATCTCCCTCCTTGTCTCTGTCGGTGATCGGTGAGTATAGACAAGGGGCGCGTGCCAACATCAATGGAACCTGCTTCGGACCTACTTGCACAGTCAATGCTGGCGAGGTTCTTCTATCGGACGTGCTATCACACGAATATGACTTCCTCTGGGAGACCACAGACGCCTCTGGCGCCTCCGACATCTTCGGCTCACGCACCCAAGGGACTGCGCGCACTTTCACCACCGTCGACATCTACGACAACGTGCCATGATCCAATCCGCCTACTTCCGGTTCCAGAACCTCGTGACCGCAGAAAACGGACTGCGGTCTGTACTGGCAGCCATCAGCCCCTGCAGCCTGGTGGCCGCTGACATACAGCACACGTCCGGTCAGATCGAGGCCTTGCTGCTCTGGAGCGCAGGGCTCGCCACCTACACGATCAACCGCAGTACCTACACCGACGACGCAGACTCACAAACATTCTGGACGAGCAGTGCGAGCACGCTCTTCCCCCGAGCTGCTTTTGACGTGACCGATGATCGGAGTCGCGACGCCCTCGACGCACGCGAGATGCTCTACGTCTCCGAACAGGTCTCCGCGAGCGGGGCGAACAGCTACCCGGTCGGCGACACGACATGGCCCCACAAACGTGGCCACTTGGGGCGCCATCTCGGGGCCGGCATAGCCGCCGGCGCCAGCGGCACGATTCGCTTGCTCGCCGCCAATGGTCGCTACCGTGACATCACCGCCACCAACCGTGGGAATGTGGCGCTGGCCACCGACGGATACGCGCTGGTCATCTTCAGTTCCCGCACAGCAAATGCATTGGCTTTCCCCCTATGATAGTCCTCTACCTCAGCGTATGTGATCACATCTTCGAGCGCGAACGCTCTGGCGTCAGTGCCTCCAACATCGAATACCTCTATGCGGTGCGCGATAACCTCGCCCGACACCTCAGGCGCGCATGATGGACCTCCTCCTCTTCGTTCTCGTCTGCCTCGGGTCGCATCGTCTATGGATGAAGGAAGAGATCTTCCGTCCAGTACACCACTGGATACGGAGCAACTTCTACGCGACCTACCTCCTCTCCAAGCCGCTGCTGTGTCCACCCTGCAGCGCCTTCTGGGTGGCGTTATTCTGGGCCTGCATGCAACCGCTTATCGCATGGCCGGTCATCCAGCAAATCTATTGGGCGCTCGCTGCATACCCTTTCCTCAGGATCGGAGTGTGGCTCTGGGGATTGGACTTCACCAAGAGTTGGCGGACAACTCCTGCGCGCGAGGATCTCCCTGAGCCCAAGGCGGTTGGCCGGAAAAAGGAGGGCGGATGCTCCTCCTGCCAACAGAAAGAACAGGCTCTTCGGGCCGAGCACACGCGCCTGCTTTCCTTCAAGCGCCGCATCGTGATCATGACCGGCCTGCACGACATCTACCCTGGGTACAGTGTAGCAACGGCCAGCATAGCGCAGGCCAAGGCGTTGGCGCAAGATGAGGCCAACTATGTGGAATTTTGGGCGCGTGGCAAATGCCCGGACCCCTTTGCCAAAGAGGATCGCGTGGTCTTCCGTCCAGTGCTTCCTCGGTCCCTTGAGCATGATCCGCAGAACATCGCCGACTCCATCCGGAAGAACCTGGTCCGACTGGGGAACGCCGTCGTCATCACGCACGATCTGAAGTTCGTGGAGGGCTACGCCATCTTCGCCAAGGCCATCGATCTGATCGGTGATCTACGCGGATTCACATGGTACCACACCTGCCATTCCCGGCCCCAAGAGCCGGCGCACATCTCGGACGAGCGGCGGAAAGCGGAACGCCACCGTTACTCCTTGCCGGACGGCGAACACTATGTGCTCTCTCTGAGTAACGCCGATGTGGAACGATTTGCGGACCACTTTGCCGTCCAGCAGAACAGGGTGGCCTACTGCCCGAATGCATTCGATTATGCAGGCTGGCTGGATCTCTCGCCTGAAATCATCTCCTACGCTGAGAAGTGGGGGCTGTTTGACGCCTCGATCGTGCAGGTCTATCCGCTGGATGCCACACGCCTACAAGCCAAAGGTGTGTTCTTCGTGGCGCAGGTCTTCAAGCAGCTCCACCAGCAGGGAGCGGCGGCCAAGCTCGTCCTCGTTCTCTCCAGCGCGGGGGACGCCAAGGTCCGTGCGGAGATCAGCGCACTCACCGACGAGGAAGCCGTCTTCGCAACCAGCGAAGAAATGCCTGCCACCTCACATAAAGGCTTGGGCAGGAAGCAGGTGGCCCAACTCATGCGCCTGGCCAATCTATTCGTGTTCCCCAGCAAGTCCGAGGCCTGTCCCCTCAGTCTCATCGAAGCCAGCGCGCTGAATCAGCGGATCTACCTGCCGCAGCAGGACTGGGCAAATTCCATCGATGGTGGCGTGCATTGGATCGGCCAGGATGAGACCCCCGAACAGCTTGCTACGCGCATCCGGCAAAAGATGGCGCTTGCCAACCACTACCGACAGCGTACCAACTACGCAGCCGTGCGCACACGCTTGTGCCACATCATCGACACCTTCCCGTCCCACCGCCGTCTCGTGGAGTCCGCATGACCCGCTTCATCCTCCTGTCACTCTGCCTGCTTTTCGCTCCGGCCCTCTCTGGTGCCACGACGACCACCACAGTATCCCCGCTGGTGCTCTCATCCGACTCCTCGGCGCCTCCGGTTTCGGCGGCAGCGGAGGAAGAAGCGCCCGCCGCCGCTCCCGCAGTGGAAGAGGAGGACGCCGCGGTCGACGCTGTTGCGGTGGCAGCCGAGACAGAAGAAGGGATGCCCACCTGGCTGCAAGTCGTCCTCGCCATCATGGCGGGCTTGATTGCCTTGGCCAACACGGTGCTGATTCCTTACCTGAAGAAGCTCACCGACAACGCCAAGACGAAGGAAAAGCAGACCAAGTGGGGCATGGTGAAAGATGCCGCCTTGGATGCCGCTCTCACGCTGAGCGAGAAACATCTGCCTATCCTGCAGCGCATGCTATCCGAGCAGGCTGCCGAGAAGAGTACGACAGAACTCAAGGGCATCGCCAAGGCCTATCTGCGAGGCCTAGGTAACGATGCATTCAAGTTGGTCCAAGAACAACTGGAATCGCAGGGCGTGGATGCCGCGGCAGAGTTCGGCGAAGAGCAGCTCCGTCGTGCCATCCGCTGGGCCGCGGACACGATCAATCCGTACACCGGCAGTGAGACTTCCGAGGCGCTGGTGGCGACCGCCACGAAGTCATGAGCAAGCTCCTCGTCCAACTCGTTGCCGAAGTCGCGTCGGCATTCTTCCGGTCTGTGGGCGAACTCGTGACAGATTGGTGGCGCGACTACCAACTGGACCAAGCCCAAGCGCGTGCGACCACGCTGGAGGCCTACCTGGAAGGGAGTGATGCCGCAGAACAGGCCGAGAAGCGCATCGCAGCGGCAGCGCAGAAAGCCCGGAAGGTCGAATCATGGTCCGAATTCTGATCTGTTGTGTCCTCTTGGTCGGCTGCGTCCGGGAGGGACACGATGTCGGCAAATGGCCACTCATCAAGATCGACACAGAGGCTGACCCTCGTGAGGAACTCGATACCGGCGCGCCTCCTACTGAAAACGAGCAGTTGCTCATGGGCTACATCCTGCACCTGGAGGCAGCGGTAAACGCCTACAATGAAGAAGCGACTGCCCACAACAAGGCCATCGAGTCGAAAATAGACAATTGACCGTTCCTCATTGAGTTCGCCGTCTGTGGCGAGCCGTCGCGCACGTCGTCATGAAAGACCACTAGCCGCCTTGTACGGAGCCCTTCTGCAGGTATAAATGCCCCCGCAGGAGTCCGTGCATGTCCTATCCAGTACCTTACACCCCCAGTGCTTTGAATGGCGATGTCTCCGATGCTCGGAGTGGCATCCTCCTCAACGCACTGAACCAGCACATCATCGTCCCGATCCGCCAAATTCCCAACACGGTCGGGGTCACCTTCGCTCTCGGTGAAGCACACTCCCTGCTGAAGCAGGGACGCCAGAATCGTCTGCCGCCGGAGGCACAGGCCAGATACTTGGCCATAGAAGCCGCCATGCAGGGGCAGACGAAGCAACGAATGCTGGAGGGTTTCTGGCGCTTCGTCGAGAACTACGGCCCGACAGTGCAGCAATTCCTGCTGCAAGACCGGGGCGCCACTGGAGTCGCCTCATACCGCCCCATTCGGGTCGAGGGCCTCACTCCCGGCGCCTACGGAGCCGTCTCCTTCGGCGTTCTGAAGTGGGTGCACGACTGCCTGAGAAAAGACGTGCTGCCGCCGGCATACCTCTTCGCCGCCGTCGAGGCAGTCGTCACAGACAAGGCAGAAGCCTTCCGCGTGCCTCTCTGGACGATTCCGCCAGAATTCGGTGCCTATGCGCAGGGCGACGAGACCCTGCGCGCCAGTTTCGACGCCTTCCTGAAAGGCATCGGATGGAATGCGGTGCTCCATGAGGTGCTCGGCATCGCCTCCGACGTCTGGCAGCAGCAAAAACGTGCCTACCAACAAGCCGACTACATCCTTGGTGGGGTGCAGCAAACGCTGAGCTACGCCTCCGGACAGGCCATCCTGCGCCAACTGCAGACCAAAGTCGACCAGCTCTTCAAGCGGCGCACCGAAGCCGTTGCCCTCCTGCGCGGCATTGATGCACTGAATCCCAAAGCGGCCGGTCGGCTGCGCGTGGAGATGCAGAAGACGGACAATCAGTGCAAGCAACTGCTTAGCCCCCTTGGCCTGTGGCAGCAGAATGCGCCGGGCCTGGGAATATCGGCACAAGCAGTCTCCCTCGCCCTCGGCGGCATGGGGCTCGCCGCGGTGGCTTTGTTGGTGGCCGCCTGGATTGCCCACATCGGCACGGCCAAGAACGTCTTCGACAGCACCGTGGCCGACATCAAAGACTCCTATGCGCGCCAACGTGCCTTACTCACAGCGAAAAAGGCTGAAATACAGACGCTTCTGGTCAGCCGACCGAACGATCCAGCGCTGCTTCGTGAGATCGATACCATCGATCAGCAGCTCCTTGAACTGGAGACCGAATACCGGACAGGGATCCAGCAGGCGCAAGAAACGGTCAGCAACTCCATGCCAGAGGCCGGCGGGCTCTTCGACCTCGGGATTCCCACGACTGCCGCAGTTGCGGCAGGCGGGCTCTTGGCCTTTCTCCTCCTGAAGTAATGCAGGTCTGTCCGCACCGTCTCCGGGAATGCTTGGGGCTGCTGCCTGTGCTGTACTTGCCTCCCAACAGCCGTGTACTGGTGGCTGGACCACAGCGTGAAGTGATGCAGGAAGAGGTGTCCAAATGGAAGGATGTGTCCGTCGATACATCCATCCCCATCAACGGAGCGGATGCTATTCTCCTCAGTACGGAACAGGATCCAGAGCCGTGGCTCAAGCATCTGGCGCCAGGCGGCATCATCCAGGTGAGTTCCACCAAGCCAGAGGCGGCTGCGAGTTATCGGCGCCGCCTTCGTCATGCGCTTGGCAATACACTGCCTTGGCGCGAGAATCTCCCTCCCCCGCTCTTCGGTGTGGTCGCACGTCAGGGGGGCCTGCCCCTGAAGGTGTGCAGAAATCCCCCCAAAACTGCTTCGCGAATCAATCACAAGTTCCTGCCTTGCCTCTTCACCTTCGGGAAAGACGAACTGGCAGATTTGGGGTTGGCGATAGCGGCAAAAAACCGATAGCACGAACCTCTGAAAAAAGGACAATGAGAGCAGATGGCCACGACGACAAAGCTCATCACAGCAGCAAGCCTCGCCGCTCTGCAAACCGCGGTCAATGACGCCCTCACGCCGCTGGTCAACCATCGGATCCTCGGGCTGACGCTTGTTCCCGGAGACCGGCTCGCCCGCCGCGGACTGGAATTCGCGGTCAGCCTGCTCTACGATGATTCCGGGACCGCCATCTCGAGTCCCTATCAGATAGAACTCTACTCCGGGTCGGCCACAGCCATCGAGTCTGCCTACCAAGCGGCAATCACTGCTGCTCCCGACGCCTTCTGGACGCTCCTGCAGCCGGGCTACCTACTGCAGAGTCGCCAACTCGACGCCTATGCTGCCATCGCTGTGACCAACGTCTCACTCAGCGAGGGACGAAGCAACTGGGTCGGTGATGGTGGAGGGGGCGCCAGTACAGAGAGTTTCGCATACCAGATCTTCGGCGGCTCTAACGACGGGGGCGACCTCGTCGGCACGTCCAGTGGTTGGACACTGGACGGCACCACGGTCGACGGCAGCCACCCCTGGGTCACAGCCGGCCGTGCGTCGATCAGCGGTGGTACGCTGACACTGCACTTGGAGACTCGTGTACGCAATGTCACGATCCAGACTGGTGCCGTACTGCTCTGCGGCGATGATGATGCGCAGGAACACATCACTCTACGAGTAAACGATACGCTGGATGTGCAATCGGGAGGCACGCTGCGCGCCGGGTATTGCACACCGCAATCGCTGACGATCGGTGGTGGCAGTCCGGCGACTGGCGCAAGCGAGGTCACAGCGGCTGGTGACGGAAACGACGGCGGTGCTTCCCACCGCACGAGCCTAGCGCGCTCTCCTGGGGGAGGCGGGGGCGCCGGCGGCGGCGACGGAACGAACACCGGCGGTGACGGACGCAGATACAGCCTGTCGGCAGGTGTCAACCTGTGGTCGTTGATCGATACGATCTCGACTGGGGCCGCCGGCGGCGGAACCGGGGCCGGGGCCAATGGTACCGTGGTTTCGCAAGGCGCGTATTCAGGCGTCCCCGATACATTGCCGTTACTGCCCGGTGCCTTCGGTTTAGGCGGCGGTGGCGGCGCGCTCCTGCAGGCCGGCGGGTCGAACGTCGGCGGCGCCGGAGGGCACGGTGGCCTTGGCGGCGGCATCCTAGTTGTCCACGCGCGTACCGTCACTGTCGGCTCGACCGGCGCGGTCCACGCCGATGGGCAGGACGGCAGCGACGGCAGTGACGGTGTGGCGACCAACGCGGCTGGTGACATCAGCGGCGGCGGTGGCGGCGGCGGTGGTGGTGGTGGCGGCAGCGCGCTGCTGCGGTTTGAGTCTCTGACAATCGACGGCAGCGCATGGAGCCGCGGCGACAGTACTCCGACACAAATCCACGCAACAGGCGGCAGCGGTGGTACAGGTGGAGCTGGCGAGGAGTATAACGGAATTGCGCGTGCTGCCTCGGACGGCGGCAATGGCGCGGGCGGGTCCGAAGGGATCATATTACTCGATCCAGTGGGAGCATAATGATGAGCACTGAAAAGATCCTCCGCCGAGCCAGAAACTTTCTGCGCGACATACCAAGTCAAATCGAAACCGCTCGCAAGGACGGCGCCACGCTGGTGCCGTTGTGCAAGACTTCCGACGAAGCAGCACAGACAGTGATCGCAAAAGCGACGCAACAAGACATCGTCCTTGTTGAACATGACAAAATGCTCTGTGCGCGGACGGGTCCGAAGGGATACGGCAAGGAACGCGTCTATCGACCAGAGCCGTCGGTGCAGGGGCCGGCATCCATTGAGGAGCGCTTGGCTGACCTCGAGCGCCGCATGAAAGCGCTGGAGCAACAGCGCAAATGACCACGACGACAAAGCTCATCACAGCAGCAAACCTCTCTGCTCTGAAAACCGCGGTCAACGGTGTCCTCGCGCCATTGCTCAGCCATCGGATCCTCGGGCTGACGCTTGTTCCTGGAGACCGACTCTCCCGCTCTGGGCTGGAATTCGCGGTCAGTCTGCTCTACGATGATTCTGGGGCCTCTATCGCGAATCCCTATCAAATAGAGATCTACTCCGGGACGGGCGTGCTCATCGAGGGCCTCTACCAGGAGGCAATCACCGCTGCTCCCGGTGCCTTCTGGACGCTCCTGCAGCCGGGCTACCTACTGCAGAGCCGCCAGCTCAGCACTTACGCTGCCCTCGCTGTGACCAATGCCTCACTCAGTGAAGGCCGGAGCAACTGGGTCGGCGATGGTGGAGGGGGCGCTGGCGCCTCACTTGCTGGTGATGCCACAGGCCCGGCGGGGGCAAACACTGTCGAAAAGATCCGCAACGTAGACGTCAGCGCCACCGCCCCCACAAACCAGCAGGCGCTGATTTACGACGGCACGAGCACCGCGTGGAGTCCGACCACACTGGATCCAACGATAGTGGTCTTGGATAGTGACACCATATCCATCGATATGGACGGCCAGACGCTGGGGGCGACACTCGGCACCGTCTACCGACGGACGACCGCGGGTAATGTGACCCTGAATGAACCGTCCAATATGCCAGACGGCGCAACCATCCGCATTGAGTTCACCCAGGGTGGTGGTCACACGCTGAGTTTCAGCGGCACGAACTGGGCCTATGTCGGCGGTATCCAGCCGGATCTTTCGCCGGATGCCGACTCGGTGGACGTGGCCTATATCACCCGCTCGGGATCAACCTTCTATCTCACATGGGTGGCCGCAGACGGGGACCCCGCCTACCAGTTCGGCAACCAGATCGCGCTCACCAACAGTGTCGCCAACGTAATCGACTCCTTCTCCGTCGATGACTTCCGGGGCGCTCGCTGGCAGGCCTACCTCGAGGATACCACCAACGGTGCCTACGCCGAATTCGATGCCCGGTATATCCACGATGGTGACCCGTCCACAGACGCGACAGCAGCCTCGGGAAGCGCCGCGGGCACGAGCCTGGTTGCCGAGGGCTTCACCGTCTCTGCCGACGTTTCGGGTGCTGGTGCAAACCAGATCCTGCGCCTGCTGGTGACTCCGCCCGCCACAGGAACATGGACGGTCAGCTTTGAGCGGACTGCCGGAGGTCCACAATGAGCTTGACTGACTTCCCGGAAGGCCTGCTCACGGGCACGCAACTTGAGCTGTTGAACAACATCCAGATGCTCCAGCGTAACGCCGCGGGCACTGCCCTCAATCTGCTCCAGGCGGATGGCTCAGATAACCTGGTGCTCGGCAGCGCGACCTGGAACGCACAAACGCTCACGGGCAATTGGGCCGTCAGTGGAGCACTGCGGCCTAATAGCGACATCGAAGCTACCTCAACAAGCGTGTTCTACTTCGGGGACACAACAACCGACGGCTCGTGGCGCATCAAACGCGATGGCAATGACCTTGTGTTTGAGCGCAGAGAAAGCAGCGCCTGGACTGAGAAGTACAGGATAACAGATTAGGATACACCATGTCATTCAGACTAACAGACGCCGAAGCGGAATATGGGGATATTGATTACAATCCGCTCGACTTAGTGCGAGCGACTGGTCCGGGTTCTAGCAGTTCTCCAGACATCATCGCTTATGCTGGTTCTTCCTACGCAGAAATTGCAGCATTTGACGATAGTTCCGACGAATATGTCGGAACTTGGAAAGAGATTCCGCACGACTATGCGGAAGGGACGGACCTGAGCATCCATATCCATTGGGGGAGCGCGGCTGCCGCACCATCTGGGGATGTCAGGTGGAATTTCGTTTACCAGATTCGTCATCCAGACGGAACAAACACTACGGTCATCTCTGAAACGACTGTCGGACTGACTGCGGCAACTCCAACGGCCCAATGGGACCTGAAGACGCACGAACTCGGCACGATCACCGGCACGAACATCAAAATCGGAGACCAAATTGTCTTTGATCTTATTCGTGACGCAAATAATGCCGCAGATACCATGACTGGCGACGCAATCGTCAGCACAATCGGCCTGCACTACAAAAGGAACTCCCTCGGGTCAGAGGGACTGATCTCAAAGGACTCATGATGATCTCCGCGGCTCGCAGGTGCATCGAAGATACCACGCGAGGCGTCGGGCAGCCTTGGGAGCCGCGCCATGAGTAACGACGAACTACGCACTTGGCCAGAAATACAGCCGTACCAGCGTACCAGGAGTGGAAACATCCCGGTACCGCCGGAAGCGATGGGAGGGGATAATGACTCCAGCGGGCGTCTGGCGCTCGCGCTCGTCGCCAAAACGCAGGACGACTTGGCGCAGATGAGCCGCGCAACGCGCGACAACCTGCAGGCCATTGCCTCCAGCAATGAGCGCCGTCACCTCCAATTGGACAAGCTCACTCGTCAGATCTACTCCCTCGTCTACGCGCAACGCGGCGACACCGCTCTTCTCCGTGAGCGCATGGAGAACTTCAAAGAGTTCATCGGCCGCGAAGTAGGAGACAAAGCAAACCAGGAGGCGGTCAACAACCTCGCAAAAAAGGTCGAGGACATGAGCACCTCCCGCACCGCCCTCGTGACGAACATCCTCACCTGGCTGGTCATCGCGGTCCTGAGTGCCGTGTTGCTCGGCAAGTCCGCTTTCGGTGGGGAAACCCATACCGACGACCAGGAACAGAAAACCGAGGAATCACCATGACGAGCGTGAGCAGCATCATCAAGATAGTAGAGGCCGGCATTCCGGCCGGGCAAATGCGCTATGTGCGCAAGAAGATCCCCTACTACGAGCAAAACAGAGAGCGCGGAGCACTGTTCGTTCGAAAGGGATTCGATGCATGGGATTTCTACGTCAAATGGCGTCCCGTGCTTTTCGTCGCATCCCTGGCCACCATGGCCGCGTCGAGCTACGCCTGGTTCAAACGCAACACCAAGTCCGTGGAGGCGAACGCCGTCTATCCGGGCAGCTTCACGCTCGCCGCTGTAAGCGCCTACCTCACTCGCCCGAGAGGGATCGAGCAGTGGTTCGACCCCGCGGCTCAGCCGACAGACGCGCAGGACCAAGAGCCGCTCACGGCTTGGGTGGACGAAGAAGTGGCCAAGCTCAAGGCGCAAGACCCCGACTTCGCTGATGCGGCCCTCACGCGGCTGGTCAATACGCCAGCCGTAAAACCCACTTGGCGCATGGCTCCACGCTTCGCCAAGGAACTGTTGATCTAGCCGATCGACCTCGTACCATGGAGGCACCATGCTGAGCAACCACGCCGACCAATTCATGCTGACCCCCATGCCCACTCGGGTGACCACGCAGGTCGCAGAGCGGGCGACGCACGGTGTGGAAATGCCGGCCCCGCGCCCTCTCTCGACCTCCGCCACACGCTCCGTTCTGGCATCGGATGCTGCGCCTGCCACAGTGGAAGAAACCGCGCGTGGCACGGTCCCATGGAAGGTGCTCTTTGCCGGCGCGGCGATCACCGCCTTTCTGCTTTACACCTCCTGACGGTGAGTGATTGATGAGCGGCGTCGTCGCAAAAGAACTCATCTACCGCTGCTGGAAAAGGCGCAACCCGCCCTGGCACTGGACCTGTGAGCGGCCGACAATCCGGGCGTTCAACCACCTGCCGAAGAAGTTTCGCTTCCGCGGGCCGCCTGCGGCACTCAGAGACTGCGTGCATGCACTCTGCCAAGAAAACCTGGCGGAAGTACAGCGGTTCAGAGACGTCGGCGCACTGTACGACGAGGAGCACGCAGAGTTCGACCTGGAGGCCATGCAATCGGGCAAGATGGTCTCCCTCTCTCCTGCGGTGGTGGCCGCAATCCTGACCGGAAAAGTGCGCCTTACTTTTCCGGAGGATGTGGTGCTGGAGATAAAGGGCTCGGGCACTCAAGACGGGAAGAAAAGAAAAGAGCGGCACCGGATAAGGATGGTCCACGGAGAGATCGCGAAGGCACTCGCGATGGACGAACAAGAGGCTGTGGGCTTCATGCAGCAGCTCGCCGACCAGGCGCCGTATGTTCGCGATGACGGACTGACCAGGATGGTGGACGAAGACAAGGCCGAGATCTCTGCCATACGCGAAGAGGCGACAGAGAGCGGTCTCCTACGCCGCTACCAACAGGTGAAAAAGGGCGGGCAGGTGTGGTACTCCAGAGACACTGTGCTGCTGGGTACCGTCGTCTATCAGCACACCGCCAACTCGCTTGCTGGTCCGTGGAAGCGTGTATATACTACAGACAACACGCGACTTCTGAAAGCGGCGCAGGAGCTGGATGAACCTCAGTGACAAAAACATGGACCGCCTGCTCGGCCTGCTCGGCAACCTCGGCGCAGAAGGGGTTATCCGTAGCCCCCTCGCGCGCTTGGCCGCACGCTATTGGGTGGTGACCGGATTCATCGGCCTGGCACTGTGGGGAAAGATCGCAGAGAAGAAAGAGGAAGTCAAAGACCTCCGGCTGCACCACATCCTCTCCTCGGCTTCCGAGATCCTGGGCCCAGTCATGACGCTGGTCCTCCTGAGTGAATTCTCTCAGCGACAAGAAAAACGCGACCAACCCGTCGTCAAAGACGCCGAATACGAGGTGAGCCAATGACCCCCACCAGGAACATCCCGCAGGAATTCGGCCAAGCGACGCTGGAAGAGATCAACAACGGCATCCGAAGCGGCGGCGCCGTCCATACGCAGACGCTGCGTTCGATGCAGAAACTCCGGGCGGGGGCGCACCGGAGAGAAGACTCCTCGCTCGGTGGGCGTCCCGCAGACCTGATCCTGCGTTCGGGAAACCAAGATCCCAAGCAAGTTGGACTGGCGGAGGACTTCTCCGAGGTCAACTACATCGAGGCTGGCGGATCCGCCGCTGGTGCTGCCCTCGGTGTCGCGGCAGCCCTCGGCTTCATCCTGCTCTTCCTCCGCCGGTGAGAAGGTCGATCCGGAGAACATACTTCAATGGTTCCTCCAAGGGGACCGTGCCCTCGGCCTGCTCCAGAATGCGCTGGCAGAGCAGCCTATAAAGCCGGAAGAGACGAGATAGGTCCTTCCACGCCTGGTCAAAAACCGATTGCTCTACCGACTGCTCTTGATTGCGCAGCAGTCCGAAGACGCGCTCCGCCTCCCCGAGGACCTTGCCATCAGGGCCGATCTGGAGCAGGGCATCCGCGACTTTTCTCAACCCCTCCAGCGGTGGCTGTGTGGCCGACAAGAACGGTAGTGATACCCCATGCACAAAATTGAAGGCCCAGCCGTCAGGTGTGTTGTGTGTGGGCGCCGTGAAGTAACGTAGGCCCAATGCGAAATCCTCCCCCGGACCCGGTGCTGCCCGAGGAAGGATCTCCAGCCTGGAAGTCTGCTGCAGAGGGTGTACCAACAAGCCTCGCTTGTTGGTGATCACAATAATCACTGCGACGAGCCCGCGGTCTGGTTCTGGCCTTGGTCTTGATCTTGGTTTTGGTCTTGGGTGGCCTCGTCGTCTTGCTCCGGAGGAGCCGGCGGTGGGGACTTGCGCTTCCTCGCCGGCGCTTGGGCCGCCGGGGGTTGGTCCGCCGGCGCTTGGTCCTCTGTCGTCTGCGGCTGCTCCTTGATCGGCCCTCCGCGGAGAGCAGCGAGCGTGTTCTCCAGATGCGGCTGCTGTGCCGAATCCTTGACCCACGGTTCCTTCTCTTGGGCCAGGAGGTGCTTGATGTGGTCGACCAGCCACGTCTGCGGAACCTTCTCCGACCACTCGGAACGATAGATCTTCTGCACGGCCTGCAGACAGAATTCCAGATAGGGTACCACATCGGCACTGCCCGTCAGCCATGTGCGGAGTACTGTATCTTCCTCGATGACTGGCCATGCGGCTTGGAGCAGTGCTTGGGTATCACCGACGGCAATGGCGGGCCGCATGTCCTGCGGAATCAGATTGGCCGCCTCCATGACCTTGGGCACAGCCTCATCCACTCCGACTGCATTCTGCTGCAGGTCCTTTGTGATATAAAGCACCTGGCTGATGAGGGCCTGGCTGTCTTCGGTCACCGCCTCCTCAGTCTCACCCTCGCCTTCGCTTTCCGTCTCCTCCGCCGACTGCGTCTGCTGCTGGTGCGGAAGGGCAAGGGCCGGCGTTTGCGGCATAGGTGTCGCCTGCGGCTTGAGCATGCGCTCGAGCATAGGCTGCATCTTGTTGGCGAATTTGAGGACGCGACTGATCGTGTCGCCTTCCTCTTCCTTGACAGTGGACAGATCCTGGAAGGTCTGTGCCATCAGGGGCAAAATGGCCTTGAGAACACCCGACTGTGCCTCGGACTGCGAGGCCACCATGGACCGCATCATCTCGCCCTGGAGGGACACCTGCTCCTTGGCGCTCTGCTGCATGACCTCCAAGGCCGTCGTGCTGTTGTCCCGAGCGTTGTGGGATTTGATCACATCCACCAGGAACGGCAGCATCTCGTTGCTCTTCGGCTTGAAGAGTTCCGCCACGGCTGGGATTGCGGTGGTGCCGAGGCCGAGCATCATCTCCATCCACCGATGGTCAGATCGGCGGCGCTCCTCCTCACGCTTGCGCTCCTGCTCCTCCCGATACCGCTGTTCCTCACGGCGCTGTTCCTCACGGCGCTCCTCGGCCTTGCGTTCCTCCTCGCGCCGACGCTCGTCCTCCCTGCGTCGCTCCTCTGCGGCCTGCTGCTGTTGCTGCAGCAGAACCTGCATCAGGCCCGTGCCGGAATCCTGCTGCGGCTGCCGGTCGAGCCGGTCCATCAGTCGCTCGACCAGGGTGAGTGCCATGTTGTCCTGTGGTGGTGGGGGCGGGTACTGCTGCATGGGCTGCTGAACATACGGGAACGGCGGCATGTAGGTATCCTCATCATCGTCAGAGTTATCTTCGTCGAAGCCCTCTTCAGTCTCGCCGACAACCACGGGGAACGCAGAGTAATCGCGGTCAGGGACTCGCTTTCGGTCAGCAACCACAGCCTCGAAGTGGCCCTGATTGTAGCCCTTTTCCGTCAGCCGAGTGGCCAGAAACGACAGGATCTCAGAATGGGCCGGTTCGTCTCCGAGTACATCCTCCACGTCGGAGAGCAAGACCTCGGTAACGAGTTTACCTCGGGCCTTGCCCTTCTTCCGCTCGTAGAGCAGGAATCGATGGTCTCGGGCAGAAGGCGGAACAAACTTGCCCAGCCGTTCCCGTTCCTTCTGGCGCCGCAGGCGCGCTTCGTCCTTGTCGGGATCGCCGCTCGGGCGTCCTCGAGGCCGCTCGAACCCTGCAGGAGCGCCCCCAGGTGGTGGCGGGGCCCCCATGGGTGGCGGCATGGTGGTCGGAGGCGGAAGGCCGGCATTCTGCGGAGAATTGTCCATGGGGTGCATTATAGCCTGCGGGACCCCTGTGCGACACTCGATTATTGGCGTCGCAACCCTATGGCTTCACGGCACTTGGGGAGTATACGATGGTTGGGGCGATGCGCGCAGCGCTCAGTATTGGCCGCGGCGAGCGTGCGTCCGAGAGCGACGATATGGTACTCGAAGCCAACCTGCCCGAAGTCGCGCCGCAGGAGTTCATCCAAGCGGTCAACAGCTTCCGCGAGATCGGCGCGAACAGTGGGTCGTCGGCTCATTTTCGCTTCCCGTCCATCACCTCGATGGACTTCTTGTCAGGATCGACAACAAACGCGCCAGCCGCCTCCATCTTCTGTTCCGTGGACATCCCCTTCAACTTATGCAAGGGGATCTTGAAGCGGAGTCCTGCGAAGCAGGGCCCTCCGGCCGTCCGCAAATCGAGCGGACGCACATCATGCTTGTCCGCGTCGACCACCAGGCGTGTAATAAGGGTACCGCGCTGTCGGTCTGTTATCGCCAACACCTTCGGCAGAGGGCGAGTCGGGCCCCCTTTGCGTTCGCTGGGCACAGCGAAAGCAACGGCCACCACGCCCTTGGGGTGGCGCAAGACCTGCATGGCTTTCCGACGATTGGCGCGCGTTTCCGCCAAAGACCACGTCAAAAAGTAGTTGGGAGGGAAGCGGCCGTCCAAGAAAGCCTGCATCCTCCCCCCTATCTTGGTGTAATCGTAGAATTGAATCTTCGGAAACATGGCCATGAAATTGGGGTAGGTGCCGGCCTTGATTCGGCGCGTACGCTTGGGCAACACGAGATTGAGGTACTTGGCCAAATACGGATCAACCTCGATGGGGATTCGCTCCCAAGACACGTCGCTCAGTATATTCAGGCGCACTCCGGTCCTAGCTCCTTTCTCCGCCGCTTCGGCATGCAGCTTGGCGATAGCGATAGCCACCACGGTAAGATAGGCCTTCCTCTTGTGTGTGAATGACAGCAAGCGATTCACTTGGGCGCGGACAGAGGCGCTCTGTCCCTGCCGGCCGGCATCAGACAAGCACACAGCGGCGCACCCTTCAGTCGCTCCCGGACACACGTCGGGGACCGCAAGGACCTGCTCTTTGGTGACGCCAAAGTCCTCCAGTCGCTCCTGATCCCACCTTCCGGCCTTCGTGCGGAAGAACGACCTGATATTACGGGCGGGGATAAACGCGATACCTCGCACCAGCCACGGGCGTCCACGGGGCGGCTTGTCCAGCTTGTCATTGGCGGTCAAGGGCCTGGAGAACCATGAGCCGATCTCGTCATAGACGGCCCGCAGCTCAGGCGGTAAACGAGGGGATCTCGGGTTGTTGGCGAACGGCGCTTGGCGCAAGAAGGCCGCCAGGCGATTGAAGTCTACGACGGGAAGGGCGGAAGTAGGCATAGCGGACGCAGTATACGCCCCGCCGCCCAAACTACAAGCTACCGACCGTGCTTTCTCCGCGCAGCAACTGCAAGAGGTACTCCTTGCCCGTGGTGTAGACCAGATCGCTGGTTTGCTGCTTGGCCCTCAGCGACTCATAGACCCCTCGATCGATGCCGTCAGAAGTCAAGTAAACCTTGTAGTGACAGGGGTACCGCTGCCCAATGCGATGGATCCGATCCTGGCTCTGCAGCCAATTGACGAAGGAGTAATCCACTCCGAGATACTCACAGTCATAACACGGCACCTCGATGTCCTTCGCTAGGAGTTCAATGCCCTCAGACATGCTGAGTTGGGCGACGAAAACGGTGTACCGAGAATCTGTGTTCCAAGCAGTGATGATCTGGTTGCGGTTCTTATGCGACACTTGTCCGTCAAACCGCAAGGCCCAGATACCCAGCTCGCTGAGGCGGGCAAGGAGGCTGTCTATTTCGTGCGTGAAACGACACCACACCACCACCTTGCGGCCGTAGAGTTCGTTTGTGAGGCTCTCGAGGAGGGTTTCCTGCTTGATGTTGGTGAAAGAGAGCCATTCGCCGCCCTCCTCACGCACCACTCCCTGGCAGACCTGCAGGAGCTTATGCATCTTGCTCAGCGCCTCGGGCACTGATACAGTCTTATCCTGGATATAGGTGATGGCTTCCTTACGCAATTCTTCATAGTACCGCCTCTGGTCTACGGTCATATCCAGATAGATGGGAGTAAACAACTTATGCGGAAGATCAATCGCCTCTTCTTTGCGTAAAAAGTAGGTGCTCTGAGCCATCCGCTGTGCTATCCGCCGCGCGCTGTCCTCCTTGGGGATATGCTTGCGTCTGCCTTTGTTGCCCACCTCCTCGGTGAAATACTCGTTGAGAAACGCCGCCCTGCTGCAACCGAGCGTCCTGCCGCCATCGGCGATCAGCATCTGAAAGAAGACGCTCTCAAGAGAATTGGAAACCGGAGAGCCAGTAAGCAGCAGTCGTCGTTTAGTCGGCAAAGACAAGGACTGCACGGCATCCGTCTGCTTAGTCTTGTTGGCACAACGATGTGACTCGTCTATAATAAGACCGTCATAGCGATTGCCCACCACCGAATGTAGACTCTGATAATTGACGGCGTGTATGTGTGAGACCATCCCTGCGCGTTTTCGCTTCCTGTCCGCCGGCCCCGTGATTTCCACCGATGTCATAGATTGCCATTGAGCTGCCTGGCTGGACCACGTCCGGATCACCGCCTTTGGGCACACGACGAGGACGCCTCCCTCCACACACCACCTCTGGGTGGCGGTGTTCCAGAATTGGGACATGGGGCGGATGATGCCATGGCGGTACCATCCTGCGGCAGCATCGATCGCAGACCGGGTCTTGCCCAGTCCTGGGTCATGGGCCAGTAGCAGTCCCGTTGTTCGCAGGGACCAATGGTAGGCGAGTTGTTGGTGTCGCATCGGTGGCATCTGCCCGCCGAAGGTCTGCGTAACATAGCCCTCCAAGGGGGCGTTCGACTGCTGGATCATCGGTGCGATCCAGCGGAACACCTGCTGCTCGTACCGCTCCAGGCGCTCCTGCTCAACAGCAAACGAGCTCAGTTCCGCTGACCACTCCACCTGCAGGCCCATGCGGTCGGCGATGGCCACCAGAGTGCGTACGGCCGCTGCTGTGAGGGGGTAATCCCACTCGCTCGTAGCATGATCAAAATTGGCCGGTGTGCCGACTTGACGCAGCTCGTTGGACAACTCGGCAGTCGTTTCGGTCTGATATACCCGAAGGTGCGCCGCGCCACTAGATTGCGCCCAGTAGATTCTCGCCTTCAGTGTGACCATCTCGTGCTGAGTTCCCCCTCCACAAGGATGGGTACCTTGTGTTCACAAGCACACTCCATGCCAGCGATCATCAATTCCTGCTGTCGAGAGAACGCCTCGTCGGCCTCTTCCTTCCTGTGTTCCATGAGTACCTCGTCGTGCACGAAATTGGCCAGGCCACTGTACGCCAGTGGAGAATCGGGCTGGTTCACACCATACTTGCGGCGGCACCAGGCCAACACCATTTCGCGGAAGATCCAATACAGGGCTATCTTCACTCCGTCCGCAGCAAGGGACTGGAAGGGGAAGTTGCTGATCTCAGTAAAGGTGCACTGTGCTTTTTTCCTGCCAAGGATATTCTGAGCCAAGCCTCTTCCGCCGAACTTCCCTGTGAGAGATGCGCTTCTCTTCAGATAATGGCCTGCAATTTCTGGGAAGGCGCTCCTCCAAGCCTGGTCGGCCTGCTTCGCTTGATCAAGGGTGAACTCAACGCCATACGAATCAGAGGCGTAGCGCATAAACGCTTTATGGCCGAGACCTCCGGGTTTTCCAAAGTTGGTAGCTTTTGCTCCCTGGCGGTACTTCTTATAGGGCTCTTGCTTTTTATTCTGAAGGATCTCTTCGTATGGGATGCCTGCAAGGAAAGACGCAACATAACAGTGCGCATCATCCGCTGGTCGGTCCAGCATCTCCCCGAGTTTGCATGGAATATCCGGAAACCATGTACGGATGGTTGCGGCAAGCGTGCGTAACTCCACAGCGGAATAATCGACAGTGCCATACAAATACCCATCCCGTGGAATGAACTGGCCTCGATAATGGTCGGGGATGTTTTGTATGTTGGGCTTGGTAGAGGAGGTCCGGCCTGTGGTGACCATCGGTATGAACGTCGAATGAACCTCGGGTTTTGCGTAAGGTTTTACATATGTAGAAAGCATCTTCTCTGCGTGTTCCAATTCGACCAAGGACCTGAACTCGGGCACCACATCGTACAGTCTCTCCAGTTGTTCCTTTCCCGTCTGGATAGCCCCCTTCGGAGTCTTGTCTATGGGAGGCAAAAATTCCAGGGTTTTCTCTGCCCCAAAAAACAATGCTGGTTCGCGGCGAGACAGTTCTACCAGGCACTCCCGCTCTCCAAGGGCCTCTTTTATGCGGCCGAAATCCAGGCCGTGTGTGGCGAGCTTCGTTGCCTGCTGATAGCGCACCGCAGCAAGCACATCGGCACGCAGTTTCTCTTGGCTTCCTTTACCTACCCATGTCCGGTGGGCGATGGCCGCCTGACGAGAAGCGACAACCTCCTCCAGGTCTGCCCTATACTGGGCATTGACCTCAGGATCTACCCGCAGCCCGTTGATTCGCACGACGGCCAATACGACAGCCGCTCGGACCTGGATGTCCTCGGTCGGATACTTCTCCGACTGCGCTTGAGCAAAAAACAACTCGAAGGATAGCCGCGCATCCTCCAAAGCATACTCCAACGCTGCCTGCGGCCACTGTGAAAACGGTGTTCCATCGAGGGTGCCGTACCGCAGACGCCATCCTCCCTCCTTGGCGGACGAAAGATCCTTGCCCATGTATTTATCGGCAAGCCTCGCCATGCTCACGAACATCGGGTAGTCTTTCCTCCCGATAGTCTCCAAGTGGCGCAACTGTTCGCGTATCCCAAGATCAATAATGCGCCCCTCATCCAGCAATCGAATGAAGGCGGGGATCAAATCTGGCTGCCAGCGCATCATAACACAAAGGTCGAAAGCTATATTGACCCCGACCAGTACTATATCCGTCCACAAGAACTGTCTCAGCCACGGATCATCGGTAGAGACAATACACGGTTGCGAAGAGTCCCAGCAGAGCGTCACGCAGACCGGCTTAGGGGCCTGCGTGCGCTCTGTGATGAGATACGTCTCGGTGTCAAACCCGCATATAGTGGTCACGGGACGGGAAAAGGCGGTGGTGCTGGAGACTGCATCTGCTGCTGCTGAGGAGGCGCCGGCGGCTGCATCTGCTGCTGCTGAGGAGGCGCCGGCGGCTGCATCTGCTGCTGCGGCGGTGCCGGTGGCTGCGGCGGTGCTGGAGGCTGCATCTGCTGCTGAGGCGGTGCCGGTGGCTGCGGCGGTGCTGGAGGCTGCATCTGCTGCTGAGGCGGCGGAGGCTGCATCTGCTGCTGCTGCTGCGGTGGCGGAGGCTGCATCTGCTGTTGAGGAGGCGCCGGCGGCTGCATCTGCATCTGCTGCTGAGGAGCCGGCGGCTGCATCTGCTGCTGAGGAGGAGCCGGCGGCTGCATCTGCTGCTGCGGTGGCGGCGGAGGCTGCATCTGCGGCTGCATCTGCTGCTGCTGCTGAGGAGGCGGCGGAGGCTGCATCTGCGGCTGCATCTGCTGCTGCTGAGGAGGCGGCGGAGGCTGCATCTGCTGCTGCGGAGGCATCTGCTGCTGAGGAGGCAGCGGAGGCTGCATCTGCTGCTGCGGTGCCGGCATTGCGGGGGGAGATATCGAGGTCACGACTGGGATATCGATGGGTCCCTGCAGGCCTTCCTTCCAGTACACATTGGGGTAAGCCTCATGGTACCCCACCTCCTGGACCTTCTTGCTGCTCCGCTTGGCCTCGATCAGCACATACCTTCCGATGGCCTCGGCACGATAATTGGCCAGGGCGGTGGCCAAATCGGGGACCTGCTGGAAATTGCTCACCCACTCCGGCCCAAACAGGGCGATAGCGAGGTGCACCAAGTTCTTCTCGGCCATCTCGTTCCCGAGCAGGTGCGGGTGTCCGTAGGTCTGGCCAATGGCCGTGGGATCAGACCCCGAATGGACCCGGAACTCGGCCAACAGGTAATAGGTACCCCTCTTCTTGGGGTCCTCGCTGGTCCGGAGGGCCACCTCCGTGATCTCCCCACAAAACGTCCCATCCGGGATCTTTGGGCGGTCGGCCCCGGACGGTCCATTCGGTGAATTGGCATAGGCTTGCACCAAGTTTGCTTGGGCTGCCATGTGCGCCTGATTGTACATGCTTTCCCTTCCTATCAAAGGACGGTGGTGACTGGTGTGCCGGAGCGGTCAAACTGAACGATCTGAACAGCACGAGAGAGAATGGTAGCGATGCTGTGTTTGTCGAGGACCCAATCGTAGCCGTTGGCGAGCACCATGACGTAGGGGTTCTGTGTGAGCATCTCGCCAAACAGCCGTTGGACCGTCTGCTCGCCCTTCTGGAACCCTTTGGCATCGGCGATGTCCTGTACGCTCAGTTGGTTCAGCGCCTCCTGTTCTGCGAGCTTGGCCATCTGGCCTGCGTCAGCCCACTGTCGTAGGTCATCAGGACTCATAGTAGGGAGCCGATTGAGCGGCATGATCCAGAGGGTGACTGGCCCACCAAGCTGCTGTGCCCGCACCAGTCGTGGCGACTGCGGTTGAGCCTGCGCCTGCGGTTGAGCCTGCTGCTGTTGCGGCTGCTGCGCCTGCGACTGCGGTTGAGCCTGCTGCTGTTGCGGCTGCTGCGCCTGCGGCTGCGGTTGAGCCTGCGGCTGCTGGAACCACTGCGGAGGCAGGTCGGGCGTGGGTGATGACGTGGTGGGCATCTGCTGCTCCGGAGGCGGGAGTTCGCATCCCGCATCAGCCAGGGTCATTTGCTGACCATCGCCTTCTGCCGAAGGCTGCTGCAGCGCGGGGGCTCCAGGGCCCTGCGGTGGATCCTCAGCGGGTATCGCATCAGTCAGGGTCGGCTGCCGTGGGGCAGCGCTCGAGTCCAGGCCGGAGTCAGGATCCAGGCCGAAGCGCGAACAATACTCCTCCCACGGCATATTGTGCGTCCGCGTCAGTGATCGCTTCAAGCCTGCGACGGAGGCACACTGTTTTCCCGAGAGGCGGTTGAACGCGGCCCGCTTGTCAGGGTCCTCCGGGGGCGCCTTGGTATCGGGCAGCTTCTCGGTGGCCCGCGGCGCCTCCTCTGGAGTCGGCTCGGGCACGGGCTTCTCGCTCTCATTGGACAAAGGATTGTCCGGCGGAGTACCATCGGCCGTAGAATCAGCTCCTGGCTGCGAAGACACCCGCGCAACATCCAGGGCTTGTCCGCGGCTTCGCAGGCAAAGCAGCCAGTCGTAGGCATATGCCAGAGCGTCTTCTTGGTCGGCGCCCAGGGCGGTGAAGAGGTAGATTGCCCACTGGGCCAGCGTGGCGGCCGATTGATCATCGGTGGGGAACGTCCCCTGATAACAGACCGTGTCCCTGGCCAGCAACGCATGCTGGTACCGATACCCTTCCGGAAGCCGCAGCTCCTTCTTGGGAGGCAACGGAAGCAGCGGGGAGTCGACGAAACGAGGGGCATCGATCCTGACATCGATGATAATGGGCCCGACAAACTCGCCGGCGTCCTTGCGCGCTGCCAGATCGCGCACCCACGCATAGGCCTGGGCGGCGACATTGGATGCGCTCACGCCGTCCACCGAGAGGAGCGTGTTCTGCAAAGCAGAGAGCACCGCCTGCAAGGGGAGCCGAGCATCGTGAGGAAACAGGTTCGGTACCTGGGTGGAGAGAAGGCCCATGAGATCGTCGTGTGAGACGGTCTCTGGGGCCGCATAAGCCCGCGTGGGCTTCAGGGCTGTGAGGTGCATAGGTATTCCCAAAAAGGTAAGTGGCTATGTGGCTGAATCGTCAGATTGCCAAGGGTAATCCGCCCGTGAACATGTCAAGTTCTTTGCGTCCCACCCCGGCGGTGCGTTCCAAGGGGTCATCGGAATACGATAAACAAACTCGATTTCCGGGTTGAAGTTGAACATGCGCGCCCACGCTTTGCCGAAAGTATCATTCCACACAGGAGAGTCCACTGTGCTGGGATAGTTTTGCGTGCCGACATAAACATTGTTGATCTTCTTTGCCTCGCCAGGGAACGAGTACATGTCCATCCCGACAAGGTGAACAATGATCCGCTCCTGCTTCCCTTCATTGCGCACCCAATAAAGTGCTGAGTGCACCGCGGAATGGCCCGACTGCCAATCAGGGCGCCACTCCATGAACCGACTGCCTGCAATGTGGATATTGCGCCGACCAATACGTTTGTCGACCTGCACGAAAGAACAGCGCTTGAATTGGCCCGGATGCTGAATCTGGGCGAGCGCTATTTCCTTTTGCATCTTGGAGTCCACCGCCACCAGCATGTGCGGGATAACATCACGGTAGAGCGCATTGCACCCGACCAGGAGGTGTCCTCGCTTATCACACCAACGGAGCAGATTCGGCAGATGGAGGTAAAGCCTCGACCTTCCATTACCGAGCACGATTATCCGCCGTGTTTTCACAGGATGCTGGCGCAAATAGGATCTTACAAAAGTCATAAGGCCTGGATCCTCTTCTCCTGCACCCATGTGTTGAGCAGATAGTGCTCCTTCGCCGGATTATGTGCTTTGCATACCTCGACGGAGGGTGAATAGAGCAGATCGAACCCACATATGGAAATAGAAGCGGCCTCGTTCTCCATAAGATAGTGGAGCGCCTGAAGGCCAGAGGAAGGAAAAGAACCGAGCTGCTTCTGCAGTGACGATGCAAAAAACGAGGGGACCAATGTCACGCTCCGCGCAACCTTCGCCGCCTCTGCCAGAGCCTCTCTGTAGTGCTGTCGCAACTTGATGCTCTTGGGCCGCGGGTCCTCGGCGATGTAGATATCCCTGCCTGCATTTGAACGCACGACGTGAGCCACGCCGGCGCACCAACAGAACGTGCACGGCCCAGGCTGGAAGAGATTGAAGCGGAGCACGACCTCCTTCGGGTGCCACGGCCTTCTTGCTCGGCCGTTTCCGACGACGATCACGTCCTTTCCAGCGAAGTTCTCATCATTCAGTCGGGAGACGGAAGAGAAGATCGCGAAAATATACCCGCCGGAAACAAACACCTTCTCCACCGGGTCCATGTACTTCTCGATCTGCTGCACCCACCACCGTTCGGGGCGTATCGTCAGATGCAGTCCCCGATCATGGAGTGTGTGGCTGCTCCGGCTGTAACTGATCGAGAACACCGCGGCTGTGGTGGCCACACGGCGCATCTCGCGCAGCACGGCGGGCACCTCCTCAGGAATGAGGTGCTCCATCATATCAAAAGACGTGACAACGCTGACTTGCCCGTCCTGCAAAGGCAGGTCGTGCGCTGGGGCCTTCACTGAATGGAAGCCTCCCTCGTGCTTGTCTACCGACGAAGCGAAATCAATGGACCAGGCCTCCTTCACCCCAGACGCCAGAGCCTGTTGCGCAAACTGCCCTCGCCCACCGCCGATATCAGCCAGGCGGTCCTGAAGAAGGCCTAGCTGGCGCATCTGGGGAATGGCATTCTTGCCGTGGTTGGAGGTGCCGTAGCGGACAAAGCGTTTGTCCTTGCCGCTGTAGATGTGCTCGTATCTCGCCTGCTCGGCGGCCCGTTGTTCTTCCAAGTTCATGTCCTGCGCCGTTGTCTCTCAGCGATCTGCTGATGCAAGGGATTTCCTGCATGGCACCCAGCGCTGAACCCGCAGGTGGAACCGAACTTTGAACAGGCGCCGAAGTCAGCCGGCACATGATCGAGGAACCCGGCGCCATAGTACCCGACGCCAGAGCGGATCTGGGCCATAATAGTCGTCACTGCCCTGTCTGCCTGCTCCACACTGATGGCGAATTGAGCAATCTGCGGAGACACATCCCGCACTTCCATGAAGAAATTCTCGGGTCGGCACATGTTCTGTGGCGTCTTGGTTCTGGGCTTCCCCAAGAAGATGTAACCGACAGCGCCTGGCCAGCTCCCATTCCGGCGCCAGTGGCTGATGCAGTAATTGGCGAACTGGTGCGAAGACGTGATCGAGCGCGTCAACTCGCGGGCATACTGCGCACTGGACGTCTTGTAGTCGAAGACAGCATGCACCCCGGTGCGCTGATTGATGGCTTCCAGGTCGATCTTGCCGCGCCAGTGCATCTCTCCGACGACGTGCTCGACCTCCCGCTCCACCGCGGTGATCCGCCACTCGCTGAGGAACCCTGGCAGGAAGTGCTGTACGAAGCCCTGGAGATGACTCTCGGCGAGATCGACCAATGAGTGTTCGCCAAGCTGCGCCAGTCGTTCGCGGACCTTCAGGAGTGCGGCTTGCGGCTGCGTCGACGTCGTGCCCTCGAGATACGAACGACCGATGTCCTCCAAGCCGAGGTGAACTGCGTCGCCATAGTGCAAGGCGGTTTCGTCTTCGCCATCTGGAGAAAGCCCAAGAACCTTCCTGTACGCCCATCGGCGCTGGCATCGGTTGAACTCTTCTATTTGCGAATGAGAAATAGGCGTTGGCATATCAAACCTGCGCTTTCTTTAAGTCGGGACGAAAGGGAATAGTATCGCTAGCGATAGTTGGTTTATATGTGACAAGGGTATGTGGATGACGAACAAGAGAGTCCAAACACTTGACCCCCCTAAGTACATAATTAGGATGGGCGGCAGTAGCATTCTCTACAGGAACTTGCCAGACACAATAAACACTTCTCCGCACAGTAGGTCCCCGTACAGCGCCCATGTGTTTGCTGAACTCGACTCTTCTAACAGGATGTATACCATTAGTGGCGCAAAATTCCTTGTAGACAGCATATGCCGTTCGCACATCTGAACTGTGCCCACTATTATCTAGCGGCACTATGCACTCAGAGCGGAATAGAGCAATCGAATCCTGTTCAGTGCGGTACTCATTGATCTCCTCCAACATCTGCTCCGACACCGTGAATTGTCCATTCGCGAGCAGTCGCTGCAGGCCGATAACCATCCACTTGACCACCCCAACCATGTGCGGGACCAAGAGTTTATAAACATCCGGCATCTCGTTGGCCGGCTTGGCATCCACCCTGAACATGATAAGCCGGCGCCAGAGCCCTTCCGAGCGATCCACGAGGCGGGGGTATGTATTCGTGGTCACCAACAGCTTGGCTGTCAGGATAGAAGACGTGACGTCCTTGTATTTCTGATTGATCTGTACTGAATCACCGCCTATCCAGCGTTTCAGATAACTGACTGTTCCAGATCCAGCGGTGCGTGATGTCCCCTCAGAAAACACCTCGCCCTCATCGTCCACAGCAAGCATCTTCCCAGGCAGCATTGCCCGGTTGAAGTCCTTCGCCAACTCTGCGAGAACCACGGAGGTACAATTGTGTTCGCCGAGGGCTGTGGCGAGGACGTGCTTGAACGTGCCTTTGCCGTTGCCTCCATCACCGACGATCATTAAGAACTTGTGCTTCGGCATTCCATTCACCAGACAATACCCGGCGAACTCCTGCAAGCACGCCGCCTTCGCGTTGTCACCGCCGACGAAGTAATCCACCCAATCGGTCCATATCTTCGGGACCTCGGCCCCCTCGACATACGGGTGAGGCAACACACTCATGACACGATCCTCGAGGCGGAACACTCCCTCATACCAATGCACGACATCGAAGCGTTCGGAGAAGTACAGCGTCCCGTTAGAGAACACCGTAGCGTGCAGATTGGGTATCCATGGCTGCTCATATCGCAGGCGCTTGTCGCGCTGGACCTCCCGCAGAACATCATTGAATTGGCGCGTCGTTGGGGCTGTGCTGAAAGCATGGTGCCGCAAAATGGCCTCAAACGGCTCGTGCGGAATGACCTCCCAGCATCGGCCGGTAAAGCGCTTCCACTGCCCCTCTGTCACCGAATACGCCAGCGGTAATGGAGTTCCCTCAGGCTGTTGGAGAATTCCGCCCTCGTAATTCTGGAAGAAACGGACAACGGCCACCTCGATGGGGTTTTCATCCTCCCCAGACTTAAGGGCCTTCTCCAGAGCGCTGGCTTGCTTCTTGATCGCCTTCTCAGCCGCTGCGTCACTATCGGCCTCCATCGCAGTCTGGGCAGCATTCGCACGCATTCGAGCATAAATGGCGTCGGCTTCCTGCTCTCGCTGACGATCGTGTCCTGGGCGACCGCTGTACCGGCCTTCTTCCACTGCCTCAGTTGCTTCCGCATATGTGAACCACCGATTACGCTCGGCCTCGTCTGTCCAGTCCGTGTCGTTGAAAGAAAAGAACCATCCGTCGCTGTAGTGGTGAAAGGCATAAGCAGCCACCCACCAAAGAGGCGGGGCAGTCCAGTTGTGCGCCGGTCCCAAATTCGGACTGGGACGACGATGGAACACTGGTCCCACGATCCCGGTGGCAGATAGCTTCTTGGCAACGTGCATCCAGTGCGTGCCCCGTTCGCCGGGCCGATGGGGGCGCAGGAGGTCGCGCCGCAAATCAGAAAGGATAAGGTCGTTCTCAGGCTCCCATGTGCCGCGCTGCTGCGCTTCCTGTCGCACCTCAGGGACTACCCGCTCCCAGCAATAGGTCAGCACTTCATTGAGCGTGTAGGCTCGTCCAACAGCAAGCACATCTTGTCTAATTCTGCCTCGCCATCCGTTCGGCATACGACAAAGTTTTGTACACTTCCCTGACATTTTGAACACCCCGACATCCAATTTACCAAGCAAAATCCCCATTAAATAGGCCAAAAGACGCCCTCGGGGACCGGCCCGTTGTTCGGCTATCTGTTTGTCTGATTCTGCCGCACTCAACTGCTGGCCGGACTCAGGTAGGAGGCGAATAACGACATGGATCGACTTGCCTCCGGAGTCGATCAGGGCTGTGAAAGGGAAGTTGGCAGCCTGGAGCGCGTAAGCCAGTGCGTTTCGCTGCAGTCGGCGCAACTCAGGATCATCCTGCCCAGGCTGTACGAGCAGATAATCAACCTCGGCCACCATGATAGGATAGGGTATCCCCTCGCCATACTCTTCCCGCGGACCGGAGGCAGCTAGGCCTGTTCGGGTATGCCGCACCTCCTCTGCTGTTCCTGCAGGGTACTGTCGCTTGCGTCGCAAGTGGGCCGCACGAGCCCACTGCGTGCCCGGAGCGACGGCCCCGCGCTCCGCCTCATACCGGAGCCACCCCGGAAGTCCCCACGTCAGGTACTGATACGGATGGCTCGGGGGAGCACGAAGGTCTACAAGGAGGGCCGGATCGTCATGCTTGTCCTTGAAGGTCAACACGAGTGGTTCGCGGTCAGGAAAGACCGCGGCTGCGAGATCGCGCATAGGCAGTACCCCGACGGAAGAGGAAGACCGTAGGAGGGATCCCCAGCAGTGTCCACTGGTTTTCTTAACTGCAAGGAAAAACGGCCCCTTCTTTTTAACAGTTCAGTAAAAAAAACGCTACCAAATCAGGTGTTGCTACACATGATTACTCCTACATAAAAACCAAATTTAACGGATCTGTTAAAAATAGTCGATCTCATGCAAAAGCGCTAATAGCTCACAAAACTGTTAAAGAGAGCTTAATAATCACTGGAATTTGGCCAGAATCACGCCCTAAGCAGCCCGTAATCACAGCTTTATGTATGCCATAGTAAATTATAACCACATTCCCCAAGGTAGGTTACATCTTCTACAGAGTATAATCACTGATTATTTTTCTAAAAGCTGGGTATACAGAAGGGGTTTGATCTCATTCTAAACTGAAGGAGACCCTCATGCAGAACCGAATGAGATCAAATTCGCCCTTAGAACAGTAACTTCTTTGGAGAAGGTTTGTTTAGTCTTCTTAGTAAGAGTTAACAATGGAAATGTCGCCGATTCAGTAAGAAGCGTGATCGGTGAAATCCGCTGAAACACGAGCGCCAGAGCGGCTTGACTCAGCCGTCACGGTCAATAGCGTGGATGGTGGCTCAAGCCGGCGCCAGCAGCGAAAGGTGGGCGATGAGATATCCAGTAGGTGGCGGCTTCGGCTACGGCTTCGGTGACGGCGACGGCTACGGCGACGGCTTCGGTGACGGCGATGGCTACGGCGACGGCTACGGCTACGGCTACGGCTTCGGTGACAGCGACGGCTACGGCGACGGCTACGGCTACGGCGACGGCGACGGCGATGGCTACGGCTGCGGCAACAGCAACGGCCGCGGCCACGGCACAGTTGGAAGTGGGCGATGAGATATCCAGTAGGTGGTGGCAACGGCGACGGCAACGGCCACGGCTTCGGCTACGGCGACAGTTACGGCTGCGGCTTCGGCGACGGCGACGGCTGCGGCTACGACACGGTGGAGGGCAGGTGGTGAGATATCCAGTAGGTGACGGCTGCGGCTTCGGCTTCGGCGACGGCTACGGCTACGGCTACAGCTTTGGCGACGGCTTCGGCTACGGCTGCGGCTTCGGCTACGACTTCGGCGACGCATCATTCACCGTTTTTGCGATGCGCCTGCCGGCGTGCTACGGTTACGGCTTCGGCTTCGGCCACGGCTACGACGACATCGACGGCAACGGCAACGGTCACGGCACAGTGGGAGGTGGGCGATGAACTATCCAGTAGGTGACGGCTTCGGTTTCGGCTACGGCTTCGGCTACGGCTTCGGCTTCGGCGGTGGCTTCGGCGACGGCTACGGCTTCGGCGACGGCTCCGACTTCGGCGACAGTTACGGCGGCGGCGGCTTCGGCGACGGATTTGGCGGCTTCGGCGACGACTACGGCTACGGCTACGGCACCGGCTACGGCTCCGACTACGGCCACGGCTTCGGCTACGGCTTCGGCTACGGCTTCGGCAACGGCAACGGCTACGGCCACGGCACAGTGGAGGCCTGGAGATGATGCGATGAGATATCCAGTAGGTGACGGCTGCGGCTTCGGCTTCGGCGACGGCTTCGGTGACAGCGACGGCTACGGCGACGGCTACGGCTACGGCGACGGCGACGGCGACGGCGAAGGCTCCGGCTTCGGCGACGGTTTCGGCGACGGTTCCGGCGACGGCGCCGGCTTCGGCTACGGCTACGGCTTCGGCGCCGGCTACGGCAACGGCTACGGCGACATCGACGGCAACGGCAACGGCCACGGCACAGTGGGAGGTGGGTGATGAGATATCCAGTAGGTGGCGGCTACGGCTTCGGCTACGGCTGCGGCAACGATAACGGCAACGGCGACAGTCGCGGCAACGGCAACGGCTACGGCGACAGCTACGGCGACGGCTTCGGCAACGGATACGGCTTCGGCTTCGGGCTCGGTACAGCGGCGAGCAGGCGATGAGATACCCAGTAGGTGACGGCTACGGATGGGAGGTGGGCAATGAACTATCCAGTAGGTGACGGCAGCGGCGACAGCTACGGTTACGGCCACGGCGACAGCTACGGCTACAGCTACGGCGACGGCTACGGCGACGGCGACGGCTACGGCAACGGCAACGGCGACGGCTTCGGCAACGGATACGGCTTCGGCGACAGCTACGGCGACGGCGACGGCTACGGCAACGGCAACGGCGACGGCTACGGCGACGGCGACGGCTTCGGCAACGGCTACGGCCACGGCCACGGCACAGTGGAGGCCTGGAGATGATGCGATGAGATATCCAGTAGGTGACGGCTTCGGCTTCGGCTACGGCTGCGGCAACGGCAACGGCAACGGCGACAGTCGCGGTAACAGCAGTGGCGACGGCTTCGGCGACGGCTTCGGCAACGGCGACGGCTTCGGTGGTGGCAACGGCAACGGCAACGGCAACAGCAGCGGCGACGGCTACGGCGACGGCTTCGGCAACGGATACGGCTTCGGCTTCGGGCTCGGCACAGTGGCGGGCAGGCGATGAGATACCCAGTAGGTGCCGGCTTCGGCTTCGGCTATGGCTTCGGCTACGGCTTCGGCTTCGGCGGTGGCTTCGGCGACGGCTACGGCTACGGCCACGGCTCCGACTACGGCTTCGGCGACGGCTTCGGCGACGGCTACGGCGACGGCGACGGCGACAGCACCGGCACCGGCTCCGACTACGGCACCGGCTACGGCACCGGCTACGGCACCGGCGACGGCTACGGCTACGGGCTCGGCACAGCGGCAGGCAGGCGATGAGGTATCCGTGATCGAGTCCTGCTCTGGCGACATCTTGGCGTGGGCACCACGGGTTCAGGCGCTGGTCAACCCAGTGAACACCGTTGGCGTGATGGGCAAGGGCCTGGCGCTCCAGTTCAAGAATGCCTGGCCCGACAACTTCGTTGCTTACCGCGACGCCTGCAACCGGAGGCAGGTCAAGCTGGGCAAGATGTTCGTGCACACCAGCGCCAAGTCGCCGCTGATCATCAATTTCCCGACCAAGGACCACTGGCGACAGCGCAGCCAACTGGACGACATCGCCACCGGACTGGATGACCTGATTGCCGTCGTGCAGACCTTCCAGATTCAGTCGATTGCCATTCCGCCACTCGGCTGCGGCCTTGGTGGGCTGAACTGGCAGCAGGTCAAACCCCTGATCGTGACAGCCTTCGAGCGCGAACCAGAGGTGCAGGTCTACCTCTTTGAGCCACATCAGGAGGCCGGCGGCAGGCGGTGAGATATCCAGCAGGACATGGCAACGGCTACGGCCACGGCCACGGCGATGGCTACGGCACAGTGGGAGGTGGGCGATGAAGGTGACGGCTTCGGCACAGTGGGAGGTGGGCGATGAACTATCCAGTAGGTGACGGCTTCGGCTTCGGCCACGGCTTCGGCTACGGCTTCGGCTTCGGCGGTGGCTTCGGCGACGGCTACGGCTTCGGCGACGGCTACGGCTACGGCTACGGTTACGGTTACGGCTTCGGCGACGGCTTCGGCGACGGCTACGGCTACGGCGACGGCTACGGCAACGGCTACGGCTACGGCTACGGCGACGGCTATGGCAACGGCTACGGCAACGGCTACGGCCACGGCAACGGCTACGGCACAGTGGAGGCCTGGAGATGATGCGATGAGATATCCAGTAGGTGACGGCCACGGCTTCGGCTACGGCTTCGGCCACGGCTTTGGCTTCGGCCACGGCGGCGGCATTAGCACGGTGGAGGGAAGATAGATGATCGTGGTGGTATTATCTGGCGGACAGGACTCGACCACTTGTCTGGGCTGGGCGCGCTCCCGCTACCAGAATCTGCACGCTATCACCTTCGACTATGGTCAGCGTCATCGGGCCGAACTAGAGTCTGCCAAGATCATTGCCGAAAAGGCAGGCGTCACTCAACACCGCATCGTCCCCGTCAGCAGCTTAGCTGCCCTCGGCGGAACAGCCATGCTGGCCGACTCCGATCCTGTTGAGGGTCAATCGGTGGGTGACGAATCTGAACGTGGTCTGCCCAACACCTTCGTCCCCGGCCGCAACCTGGTATTCTTGACCCTTGCTGCTGCCTGGGCCTACCAACTTAAGGTGACCGAGCTGGTTACCGGCGTCTGTCAGACCGACTACTCGGGTTATCCGGATTGCCGGGAAACCACCATGCAGTCGCTCCAAGGCACCATCCGTGCAGGGATGGAGCATGGCATCACCATCCACACCCCGCTCATGCACTTGAGCAAGGCCGACTCGGTGCGACTGGCTCAAGAGGTTGGCGCGCTGGATCTGCTGGCCCACAGCCACACCTGCTATAACGGCCAGGTGCCGCCCTGCGGGCAGTGCCCAGCCTGCCAACTGCGGGCGAAGGGCTTTGCCGAGGCCGGTATTCCTGACCCACTCTTGGTTCGCCTAGGAGGCACCTCGTGAATCTTGCCGATACTCAAGCCAGTGAAGATCAGCGTGGCATCGCCATCGACCGGGTTGGCGTGCGGGACCTGCGCTACCCCATCACAGTGATGACCCAGGGCGGTGATCCTCAGCACACCGTGGCCCAGGTCTCGCTCTCGGTGGCTCTGCCGCATCGGTTTAAAGGCACTCACATGAGTCGGTTCCTGCAGGCGCTCGAGGAGCATCGGGGCGAGCTGACCATGCGTACCATTCCCGCGCTGCTGGCGGACCTCCAACAACGGCTTGGCGCTGAGCGGGCCCAGGTTCGTGTCGATTTCCCGTACTTCATCGAACGCGCCGCCCCCGCCACCGGCATGACCGGCCTGATGGATTACGACTGCTGGTTCGATGCGACCGTAGACAGGTCGGCCTTCGACTTCGTCCTCGGCGTTCGCATTCCGGTGACCAACTTGTGCCCCTGCTCCAAGGCCATCAGTGATTACGGCGCGCACAACCAACGCGGTGACGTCGTGGTTGAGATTCGCAGCCCCCAGATCATCTGGATCGAAGAGGTCGTAGGGCTGGTCGGCGCCTGTGCCTCGGCTCCGGTCTATCCGATCCTCAAGCGCGCAGACGAACGTCACGTCACGATGCAGGCCTACGACAACCCGCGGTTCGTCGAGGATGTGGTACGGGACATTGCCGCCCACTTGATGGACGACCCGCGCACGACCTGGTTTCGAGTCGAAGCCGACAACCACGAATCGATCCACAACCACGACGCTTTCGCCATTATCGAATGGGAGCGCTCCGGATGAAACGCATTCTCATCATTACCTCCTGCACCGGCCAAAAGGCCCACAAGCCGGACGCGCAGCTCATCCAGGACGATTTCCGACTGCTGGGTACCAAGAAATTCGAAAAGTTGGAAGCAGGACTGAAGGATTATCTGTTGCCGGCCGAGGAGATGTACACCGGACAGCAACACCGGCGTCTGATGCGTGGCGTGCAGGCCCTGCGGGCCAAAGGCGATTATTGGGTCGATCTGCATATCCTCTCCGCAGGCTACGGACTGATCCCCGGCGATCAGATCATCGCGCCTTACGAGGTCACTTTCCAGGGCATGGGAAAACCCGCCCTGCGCGAGTGGGCCGATTTTCTGCAGGTACCGCAGGCCATACGCAAACTCCTAGCCCACAAGGCGGATCTGACCCTGCTGCTGCTGGGCGACCCGTACCTGGAGGCCTGCGCCCTGGATGCATCGGTCATCTGCGCTGGTCCGGTGATCGCTTTCTGCGGCGCCGCCATCCGCAAACGCCTTCCCGAAATCGCTGGCATGCGCTATGTCACCCTCTCCAATCCTGAGGCGAAACGGTTCTCTTGCGCCCTGGTGGGCTTGAAGGGTGAACTGGTGAGGCGGATGTTGATGACCATGGATGCCGAAAAGGGACCAGCATACTGGCAGCGGATTGATGATCTTCTGCCATCACTTGAAGACGGTCGGCGGGAGCTAGATCGCGTGATAGCGATCTCCGAGGCCTGGCACAAAGAGTCCGCATCGCGCAGCCTCCGCTACTTCATTCCAGAATGGGATGATCAGGTCGACCTGAATTACGATTTCGAACACGACACTCATTCCGGGGGGCGTGGTCATTGGGGCAACCAAGTCTACGCGCACCAGATGTACGGTGCAGGGCCCCGCTACGATGGAATTCTGGTTTCGCGCGTAGTGGCCGAAAAGGGCAAAAAAAAGGCCAAGGCCGTTAACGCCCTGGGCATCCATCGCTACCTGCGCGTCCCCCGCGACTACACGGTCATGGGCGATTGCGGCGCATTCGATTATATCACCGAGAAGGATCCACCCTACACCACAGAGGACGTGGCTGATTACTATACGCGCCTCGGGTTCGACATGGGGGTCTCGGTGGACCACCTCGTGGTGCCTGCCTTTGAGGATCAAAACAAATATCGCTACGATCTGACAATAAGAAACGCGCGCGACTTTCTTGCTCTGCACCGCAAGCGCGGGTTGAGTTGGACGCCTATCGGCGCTGTTCAGGGATGGGACCCGCAGTCCTACGCCAAAGCTGCGGTGCAATATGTTGAAATGGGATACGACTACATTGGCCTTGGCGGCTTGGTGCGCAGAACGACGAGGGAAGTGATCGAAATCGTCAAGGCCGTTCGTGCAGTGGTGCCAACGTCGCTGCGCATCCACCTCTTCGGATTGGCACGCCTCGCTGCTATTCGCGCCTTTGCCGATCTGGGCGTTACCAGTATCGACAGTACATCCGCGCTGCGCAAAGCATGGTTAGGCAATAACCTCAATTATCTCACGGAAAATGGTTGGTACCCGGCGATCCGTGTTCCCCAAGCTGTCAAGGAAGATCCCAAGAATCCTAGCAAGATGTGCCCCAGTAGTTTCCGGATAAAACGCCTACTCGAAGATGGGGCAATAACCCAAAATGCCCTCGTCAAGCTCGAGCATGATTGTTTGACCGGACTGGCCGCCTATGGTACATTCAATAAAACATCGCCGCCCCCAACACTGGTTCGACATCTGGTCGAATACGATACGCTCCTTGCTGGTAAACGCCCCGGAACGGAAGACCGCATTCGCCGAGTGCTGGAGGAGCGCCCCTGGGATTCCTGTGGGTGCGACATTTGCAAACAATGCGGAATACAGGTGGTTATCTTCCGCGGCAATAATCGCAATCGCCGCCGTGGATTCCATAACACCCATGTGTTTTATGAGGTTATCGGACGCCTCTTGCGTGGTGATCGCTTTTCGTGGATAGATGAGTGGCCGCGATGAGATATCCAGGTGACGGGCGCGGACTAACGCTTGACCAGATAGCCGCCTATGAAGCCGGTGATCCAGCCGATTGCGCGTGGATTGAGATGGATCTTCCGAGCGGCTGGCAAAGCAAGCACAAGACGCAGGACCAGCGTGATGTGCTGTCCGTTCGTGGGGAGATGCGCAACGCGGGCTTGAAACTCTCGTTTGAAAAGAAGCTAGCGCTCTCCGAGAAAATAATTGACTCGGCGTTTAATCGCTTGCCGCACTGCTGGGCGCTGAGTTATAGCGGCGGGAAAGACAGCACCGTGCTGTCACATCTTATGGTCGAGCGACTGAAGCTCGCGATCCCGCACATCACGAGCGATACCCGCCTGGAATATCCAGAGACCAAGGCGCAGATAAAACATTGGAAGCAATGGCTGAGGGAGAGGGGCGTTTCGTTGCACGTCGCATACCCGGCTCTTCGTCCGCGTGAGGTTTGGCAAAAAGTCGGCGTTCCGTTATGGTCCAAGGTCATAGGGCAAAAAGTGGACAAATATGTGGCCACTGGGAATCGCGCACATTTACTCCGCGTTCCGCAGGAGTTACATGCGGCGGCTGAACTGCTTCGCCAAGCCGGGATTGGTTTAGCGGGAAGCCGTTGTTGTGATGAACTGAAGAAAAAGCCAATGCACCGCTTAAACAAGAAGCTAGGAATATTGGGCCATTTCACAGGCGTTCGCGTACAGGAATCGCGTTCGCGCGAAATGATGTGGCTCCAACGCGGAGCACTCTATTACTCCACTGCGCACCGTGAGTGGCTTTGCCATCCACTGAGCTTTTGGACTAAAGACGAAATCGCCGGATACCTAAAACAACACAATATCTACCCAATCCTGCCCAAAGGAGGGGCGTCTGGCTGTGTCTGTTGCATGTTCGGCTCCCATGTGCGCCCCGGCCCCACACCGCTTCAGTCTCTTTATCATGACAACCCGAAAATGTGGCATGCCGCTATATTTGATTGGGGCTACAAAGATGCTCTCGACATTGCTGGAATACCTTATGTCCCAGACGGCGTCGGTTACCACACAGTGGAGGGCCGCGATGAGATATCCAGTAGGTGACGTCTACGGCTTCAGCGACGGCTACGGCCTCGGCTACCGCGACGCTTGACACGATTGCCGGATCCAATAGCTTGGGCCTTATGAAACTAAGTGGACATACTGTACGACGGACGCTCGCAGCTCTGGGCCAGATGCGTGAGCCCTATGTTTTTTCTGCCAGTACGCGGATATGCCTAGCGCGCTGGATACTCAAGTTCCGAGTTGCCGCTCATGACCTGGACAAACGACAGACCGCTCTATCGGACGTTTACCTGAACGCTGATGGCTCCATTCAACATCCAGCGCTCTTTGCCCGAGCCTTGGATGGTATCTTGCAGAAAGACGTCGCTGTTGACGATGGTCCTGCCTTGCATCCCGATGATCTGGATCTCGAGAACAATCCGATTCCGGCTACTATCTTGGCGGACCTGGCGCCCTGTTTGGACGGCTTTGCCGAGCCCGTCGCAACCGGCACCCTGTCCATCGAGGACAAGATCCGAGACCTCCCTGACGACGGCGGTGAGGATGGCTATCTCGGCCAGCCTGATTACTTGAGCAGTTACTTGGGACGAGCAACCTGGCCGCAGTGGACGTGCCTCCGAGACGTTTTGTCCGCCGGTGTCGTCGCCGAGGACCGCCGGGTTCGTCGTCAGGCGATGAGATATCCAGTAGGCGACGGCGGCTACGGCTACGGCTACGGCCACGGCTTCGGCGACGACCGCGACAACGGCTACGGCTACAGCTTTGGCGACGGCGACGGCTACGGCAACGGCGACGGCTACGGCTACGGCTACGGCTACAGCTTTGGCGACGGCTTCGGCAACGGCTACGGCAACGGCTACGGCTGCGGCTTCGGCTACGGCGACGGCTACGGCTACGGGCTCGGCACAGTAGCGGGCAGGCGATGAGATATCCAGTAGGCGACGGCGGCTACGGCTTCGGCCACGGCTTCGGCGACGACCGCGACAACGGCTACGGCACCGGCAACGGCGACGGCAACGGCTACGGCAACGGCAACGGCGACGGCTACGGCTACGGCTACAGCTTTGGCGACGGCTTCGGCTACGGCTGCGGCTACGGCTACGGCAACGGCTACGGCAACTGCTACGGTTTCGGCGACGGCTACGGTTTCGGCGACGGCTACGGCACCGGCACCGGCAACGGCTTCGGTTTCGGTTTCGGCTACGGCTACGGCACAGTGGCGGACAGGCGATGAGATATCCAGTAGGCGACGGCGGCTTCGGCTTCGGTTACGGCAACGGCTACGGCTTCGGCTACGGCAACGGCTACGGCAACGGCTACGGTTTCGGCAACGGCTACGGCAACGGCAACGGCAACGGCACCGGCTACGGCTACGGCAACGGCTACGGCAACGGCTACGGCTGCGGCTTCGGCTACGGCTACGGCTACGGCTACGGGATCGGCACAGTGGCGGGCAGGCGATGAGATATCCAGTAGGCGACGGCGGCTTCGGCTTCGGCTACGGCAACGGCTACGGCAACGGCTACGGCAACGGCGACAGCCGCGGCAATGGCTACGGCTTCGGTGGCGGCGACGGCTACGGCGACGGCGACGGCACCGGCTACGGCTACGGCAACGGCTACGGCAACGGCTACGGCTGCGGCTTCGGCTACGGCGACGGCTACGGCTACGGGCTCGGCACAGTGGCAGGCAGGCGATGAGCATTATCAGATTCACACACACACACACACAATGCGGGGTGGCGCAGGCGGTAGCGCGTCGGATTCATAATCCGAAGGTCGAGGGTTCGAGTCCCTCCCCCGCCATAGAAAGGAAGTCGTGCATGTACGTTGTCGAAGTAGGCAATGTGGCCGTTAATCTGGATCACGTCTCCATGGTCAGCGTGGTCAACACCAAGCCTGGATACCGAGACGGCGATTATGGCAGCGCGTTCTTTCGTCTCCGTATGCTGGGCGTGCCGTGTACACATTGCGGCGTGCCAGATCTCAACGGTTGGCAGAAGATCAATTTCCACTCGGTAAGAGAGGCCACGGAAGCCCGAGCCAAGCTGATCCATGAGATGAGAGAGCTTCAGGCACTGGAAGAATGACAGTGGAGCGCGGGCGATGAAATATCCAGTAGGTGGAGGCAACGGCTACGGCTGCGGCTTCGGCTACGGCTACGGCTTCGGCAATGTCTGCGGCCTCGGCGACGGCCACGGCTACGGCTACGCCTGTGGCGACAGTTACGGCTTCGGCTACGGCTTCGGCTACGGCCACGGCTACGGCAACGGCAACGACTGCGGCACCGGCTGCGGCGACGGCAACGGCGACGGCTGCGGCGACGGCTGCGGCTACGGCACAGTAAGCAGGCGATGAGATATCCAGTAGGTGGCGGCTTCGGCTACGGCTTCGGCGACGGCTTCGGCCACGGCTTCGGCGACGGCGAAGGCTCCGGCTTCGGCGACGGTTTCGGCGACGGTTCCGGCTTCGGCTACGGCTTCGGCTACGGCTTCGGCTACGGCTTCGGCTTCGGCGACGGCTTCGGCTTCGGCTACGGCTACGGCACCGGCGCTGGCTATGGCAACGGCCGCGGCACAGTGGAGGGGCGATGAAATATCCAGTAGGCTACGGCTACGGCTTCGTCCACGGCCACGGCCACGGCGACGGTTACGGCAACGGCGACGGCGCCGGCTTCGGCTACGGCGGCTTCGGCTTCGGCTTCGGCGACGGCTTCGGCGACGGTTACGGCAACGGCGACGGCGCCGGCTTCGGCTGCGGCTACGGCACAGTAAGCAGGCGATGAGATATCCAGTAGGTGGCGGGTTCGGCGACGGCTTCGGCCACGGCTTCGGCGACGGCTTCGGTAACGGCTTCGGCAACGGCGACGGCTACGGCTACAGCTTCGGCGACGGCTTCGGCGACGGCAACGGCTACGGCGACGGCGCCGGTTACGGCTGCGGCTACGGCTACGGCTACGGCTACGGCTTCGGCTTCGGCTGCGGCTTCGGCTACGGCGACGGCGACGGCGACGGCGACGGCGCCGGTTACGGCAACGGCTACGGCTACGGCTTCGGCGACGGCTACGGCACCGACGCTGGCTACGGCAACGGCAACGGCACAGTGGAGGGGTGATGAAATATCCAGTAGGCGACGACAGCGGCAACGGCACAGTGGAGGGGTGATGAAATATCCAGTAGGCGACGACAGCGGCTACGGCACCGGTAACGGCGACGGTTACAACTTCGGCTACGGCAACGGCCGCGGCACCGGCTACGGTTACGGTAACGGCTACGGCAACGGCTATCGTTTCGTCGGCGGCGACGGCTACGGCGGCGGCTTCGGCTACGGCTTCGGCTACGGATACGGCTACGGCGCTGGCTATGGCTATGGCGACGGCAACGGCAAAGGGGAGGGGCGATGAGATATCCAGTAGGCTACGGCTACGGCTTCGGCGACGGCTTCGGCGACGGCTTCGGCGACGGCTCCGGCTCCGGTTACGGCAATGGCTACGGCAACGGCAACGGCAACGGCAACGGCACCGGCTGCGGCTACGGCTACGGGGACGGCGAAGGCTACGGCTACGGGGACGGCGAAGGCTACGGCAACGGGCGCGGCACAGTGGAGGGGCGATGAGATATCCAGTAGGTGACGGTTACGGCGACGGTTACGGCTTCGGCGACGGTTACGGCTTCGGCGACGGTTACGGCAACGGCTACGGCGCCGGCTTCGGCCACGGCTTCAGCCACGGCTTCGGCGACGACTTCGGTAACGGCTTCGGCAACGGCGACGGCTACGGCTACAGCTTCGGCGACGGCTTCGGCGACGGCAACGGCACAGTGGAGGGGCGATGAGATATCCAGTAGGTGACGGTTACGACGACGGTTACGGCTTCGGCGACGGTTACGGTGGCTTCGGCGACGGTTTCGGCGACGGTTTCGGCAACGGTTTTGGCAGCGGCAACGGCAGCGGCAACGGCCTCGGCTTCGGCTACGGCTACGGTGACGGCCACGGCTTCGGCGACGGCTTCGACTACGGCGACGGTTTCGGCGACGGCTTCGGCACCGGCTGCGGCACCGGCTACGGCTACGGCTTCGGCGACGGCAACGGCACAGTGGAGGGGCGATGAGATATCCAGTAGGCAACGGCACCGGCTACGGCTACGGCTACGGCCACGGCTTCAGCGACGGTTACGGTGGCTTCGGCGACGGTTTCGGCGACGGTTTCGGCAACGGTTTTGGCGACGGCAACGGCAACGGCAACGGCCTCGGCTTCGGCGACGGTTTCGGCTACGGCTACGGTGACGGCTGCGGCTACGGCTACGGGGACGGCGAGGGCTACGGCAACGGCTGCGGCAACGGCCGCGGCTACGGCTACGGCACAGTAGGAAGCAGGCGATGAACTATCCAGTAGGTGACGGCTTCGGCGACGGTTACGGCTTCGGCGACGGTTACGACAACGGCGACGGCGCCGGCTTCGGCCACGGCTACGGCAACGGCTACGGCAACGGCGACGGCGTCGGCTTCGGCCACGGCTTCGGCCGCGGCTTAGGCCACGGCTTCGGCGACGGCTTCGACTACGGCGACGGTTTCGGCGACGGCTTCGGCGACGGCTACGGCACCGGCTACGGCTACGGCTTCGGCTTCGGGTTCGGCACAGTGGAGGGGCGATGAGATATCCAGTAGGCTACGGCTACGGCCACGGCTTCGGCCACGGCGACGGCGCCGGCTTCGGCGCCGGCTTCGGCGCCGGCTTCGGCTACGGCTTCGGCTACGGCTTCGGCTACGGCGACGGCTACGGCTTCGGCTACGGCTACGGCACCGGCGCTGGCTATGGCAACGGCCGCGGCACAGTGGAGGGGCGATGAGATATCCAGTAGGCGGTGGCAACGACTACGGCTGCGGCTTCGCACACGGGAAAGAAATCTTGCGTGCGCCCGTGGCCGATACCGAGCAGAATCGAGCCAATTCCTTCTGGGCCCCGCTGATCGGACGCGAGGTCCGCATTATGGACCAGCCGGCGAGTGACCAGTGCTGCACCGTCTGGGTCGCCGGGTGCGGATTCGTGGAAGGCGTCTCCGTATCCCGTTTCGACCTAGCGTCTCTGCGGAAGTGCGCGCGTGATGATGCCGCTCCGAGGACACACGGTATGATGACTGACCTGGGGCCGCTCCTGGACGCCTATGAGACGGCTAGGCAGACGGCCCAGACCCCTATGGTTTCGACCAAGGTTGCCATCGAGGACCAGGAGATCGTGGTGGCCATCATTCACCCCGATCTGGCGGAACGGATCAACAAGATCATGGTGGTGGACCCTCGGAGCACTGCATGATCATCGCCTTGCCGATGACCCGAGCGGTGCGTGATCTTGTAATTCACGGACGCTCTTTTATGATACGCAAGTAGGAGCGGCCATGGCCCGTCGGTTTCCTATTCCTAAGAAGAAGAATCGCCAACTGCTTAGCGAGGTGCGCGAGACGTTCCGCGAGTTCCGGCAGCAGCTCAGAGCGGCTGGGATGCACATCCCGGTCGCGCAGATTTCCGTCATGGCCGGAGTCTCGTTGACCACGACCCGGCGGGTGCTCAAGGATCCGACCTCTGTCACCGTGGATTCTCTCTTGCGTGTCCTCCATTCGCTGGGAGGCACCATGGAAGTCAATCTGCCGCTTGCACCGCGGTTTGGGCGTAAGTCCAATGCTGACGAGACCTTGAGTAACCAATAATATGCGTTCGTAACGGACCCCGATGGCTGTAGAATAGCGGCATGCCGACTCCTGAGACCGCTTTCAAGGCTGCCCTCCGCCGCTGGTTTGATCGGTTCGCCCCGCACGGGTTCTGGACTCCCATTTCTGGCAGTTTCGGCCAAACGGCCGGGTTGCCGGATGTGCTTTGCGGCAACCGCGGCAAGCACGCATGGATCGAGGTGAAAACCGAGAATTACTCCCTCGCACCACTGCAGAATCACGTCTGTCAGCAACTCGCCGCGCGGTGCGGGTTCCGCGTGGTGCTCGTGACGCGGGAGGGCGTTGTCGCGCACGTTGCCCTCGCCGACGGAACAGGGTGGACCCGCCTGGGCTCCTGGGGCCCAAACGAGTCCGAGTTCTGGAAGGCCGTGCTCGGATGACCGAACTGATCCTTCTCATCGTTGTGATCCTGCAGTTTATCGCGCTGGTCGTCTATGGCAGGCGCAGGCTTGGTCTGCAGGCGAAGAGTGAGGCCGAAGTCCGAGGCCTGTCCCCTCAGTCTCATCGAAGCCAGCGCGCTGAATCAGCGGATCTACCTGCCGCAGCCGGAGGGCCGATCTATCTTCCGTGCGATCCTTTGGGCGCTGTGCCTTGCGAGCACGATGCCTACTTTGTCAGCCGGCACGATATTGCCGAGTGCGGCCTGAAGTGTCCTCGCTGTAATCAAGAGGCCGCGACGCGGGCCGACTACCGAGCCGTGCGTCCTGCCGTGTTCCCCGATGGCGCCACGAATGAGGCGATCCTGTGTCGGAACACCGTCAGCAGGGATGGTGTTGAGACCACCTGCGGCGCCATACTCCTTGCGTCGCCGGATACTGAGCACGGCGATGAGTTGCGGGATCTCTCGTGGGCAGAGCAGACGTCCTTCGTCCGCATATCGCGCCAATTGGCACGACAAGAGAAATATGGTCCTGATATCATCATTGCGGAGGAGTCCGAAGAGCCGCAGCTTGAAGGGCTTGCCGTTGCCGCCGACGGAGAGAACCTCTCTCCCGAGGAGCAGATGTTCCGCAAACTCGGCCCAGCCTATGAGCGGGCACTACTCGATGCCCGAAAGGAACAGCGCCAATGAACATCATGGTATTCAATCCGAAGCGAGAAAGCCTCTCCGACTTCAATAAGCGGGTGGCGAGATTCGCCGATACCGCCGATATCATCAGTGTCGGGGCCCATGAGGTCGGCAACAAGGTCGTATTGGCCCTCACGCTGGTGGACGATGCCCCTCAAGTGGCCGCCTTCCCGGTGCTGTGCCCGCACGTCGTCCAGTTGGATCCCCAGGATGCCCGTCTGGAAGAGTCGCTGGACACCATCGTTTCCGGACTCTCCGAGGATGATGAATCGACCGTCGTCGACACCGTGTTCACTCCCGGCCACATGGTGGTGGTGCAGTGTATCGGGTTCTTCGATGAGTTCGGAGATGACGAGGGCGATGATGGAGGCGAGGACGACGACGGCCCTCCTTCCTCGGGACAGGAGAAACCCATCGAGGTTGATGCCGAGCGCGTCGAGGAGCTTTCCATATGAAGGCCCAGTCCATGCGCTATTGGGTGGATGCCTATTTCACCCTGCTCGCCGTCTCCGGCGATTCACTCCTCTCTCTGCTGCCGGAACTGCGGAAGCAGGAGAACCGAGTCGCCGAACAGCGGATCAAGGCAGAACGACTGTGGAAGCGAGTGCTGTCGCGCCTCGGGTCGTTTCCCGATAACTGCGTTCCGGAGAACTTCCGCTTCTCCGGCCTGCAGTCCCACAAGACCGGGGATATGTCTCAGACGCACGATGAAGTCTGCCTGTATCAGGTGGACAAGGACAACAAGCCAACGGACAAGGTGTGCTTCACCAGCCAGGACGAGATCTCCGTCATCGTCCACTTCATCATGTTTTGTCGCGAGCAGATGAACAAGGTCGACCCGGATGCGTATGTGCGCCAGTCGCTGCTCAGCCGCGGCATCAACGCCGAAAACTTCTACACCCACCCACAGAGCCCCGCGGGCCTGATCAAGAACCCGTGGGAAACAGAGAGGACGAACTGATGCTGGAATTCAAGACGACTTTGGCGGCCACGGTATTCGCAGCCCACGAGGCGCGCGGCAAGGCCCGGAACGAGGACGGCTCTCCGCCGCCGCTGCGTGTGTTCTCTGATCTCACGTCGGATGAGCGCCGGCCCTATGTCGACGTGGCGACGCATCTGGGCCGCACCTATGCCAAGGTGAACAAGGTCAGCCGAGAAAGGATGATCCTCGACACCTACAATCGCTTCGGCAGCGATCATTTCGATCCGCGGGTTGCCGTGAGCGTGTACCTCTCCCTCATGGCCCAGGTGAACGAGCCCAAGAAGTAGGCCATGATCGAGACGGTGGATGGCATCCTTGATGCGCAGGACAGTGTGACCTGCTGGGGCTATGTCCGAGTGTCGACGGGACAGCAGGCCGATGGCTATTCTCCTGAGGCGCAGATCGAAGATATTCAGCGGTACTGCGCCCAGAATGGACTTGGTGATCCGGCCATTGTCACGGAGGCGGCGACCGCTGCCAAGGATCTGTTCTCGTTTTCCGCGAAGGGGTTCGATACCTCGCAGGCCACACGCCCGCTCTTCGCCTGTCTGCTGAGCGTTCTCTCCCAACCGGCCGAGCGCCCACGGCACTTGGTGGTCTACATGCTGGACCGTCTCTCGCGGCAGCTCACCGACCAGGAGATGATTCTGCGACTGCTCTGGAACGCTGACGTGCAGACGCACAGTGTCCAGCCGCAGGAGCAGGAGGCACTCAAGGACGGCGGCACCGATCCACAGCGGGCGTTGTTTCGCCAGATCCTGGCCGCCTTCAAGCAATACGAGGCAGCCCTCATCACGCTACGCACGCACAACGGACTGCGCCAGAAGGCCCGCAAGGGAGGCTACACAGGCGGTCGCGTGCCGTTCGGGTATCGCGTGGTCGACAACGAACTGACCGTGGACCAGAACAAGCGAAAGATCGTTCTAGTAACTTTCTATTTGCGCTCTCAGGGCCGCACGGTGAGAGACATCGCCTCCATCATGAATGATAGCACGTTCTTCCAGCCGAAAAAGAAATTCCACGCGAGCTTGATCAGCCGCATCCTCTCCAACGAGCCCTTGTATCGAGGGCTCTATGTGGACCGTTTTGGGCACAGCCACGAACGGTCAGACCTCCGCATTCTCCCCGAACCGACGACAGAGCTGTCGCTCTACGAGGCGATCAATGACTGATTTTCCCGAGGCTGAGGTCGATCTGCTGAGCGACCTGGTGGCCGGCGCGCTGAGCGCCACGCTCAACCTCCAGATCAACCAGGCCATGGGGCTGTTCAGTGCTGCGAACAAGGTTCGCGCGTGCCCGGCGGCCGGAAAGGAAATGGCCGTCCGCGGCCTGCGCAAGTTCCTCGAGACACAAGACACAGAAGCAGTGGCCATTCTGGCCGCAGCGCTGGGCGCCGAAGGCCTGCAGCGACTCAAGGATTACTTCGCCGCGCAGCAGATGCGGCAACAAGTTGACGAATGACACGCCTGAAACGTGAGGCAGGCGAAGTGGCCCACATTCCACTCCTGCCCAAAGGCCAAGTCTCCCTCATCACTCGTTTCATCGGCCTGGGCAAGAGCCAGGTCGCCACGCTCTTCGGTGTCTCACGCCAGACCCTCTACGGCTGGCTCAAGGGCAAGATTGAACCCATAGGCGAGAATGCGCAACGCGTTGCCCTGCTGGCCCGCGCCATGGCTCCCGCCTGCCGCGGCCTGCGCCGTCCGCTCTACCATGACTTCGTCACCGAAGCCCCGACAAGAGGCGAAGCCAGCATTATCGAACTGCTTGAACAGGAAAATTGGGACGAACGCGAGTTGGCCCAAGCCTTCCAGACGGCACGCAAGCTCAATGACGAGCGCGCGCAACAGCTCGGACTCGGCGGCAGGACGGTCTCACGCGCCGTCGCCGAAAACAACATGTTAGACAACAGCATTGCCCTCTAGACGACTTGAGTCGCTGCTGCCACTCACTCTAATCCGTTCCAACGTGAATGGGACTTGACACCGAAGAAGAACCCACGAAAGTGGGCTTGCTTTTGTCCAGCGGGTCTTAGAGGCCCTTCGGTCCCCGGACCAAACGCTCTTCTCGGCTGTAACCGGGAAGAGCGTTATTTTCGCCATTCTGACGTGCGCTTGGCGCACACGGACGTCAGTGGCAGCAGCGACTCACTCTAATCCGTTCCAACGTGAATGGGACTTGACACCGAAGAAGAACCCACGAAAGTGGGCTTGCTTTTGTCCAGCGGGTCTTAGAGGCCCTTCGGTCCCCGGACCAAACGCTCTTCTCGGCTGTAACCGGGAAGAGCGTTATTTTCGCCATTCTGACGTGCGCCAAGCGCCAAATGAAAAACCCCGCCGGACAGCCGGCGGGGTTCTTCGTCCTCGCGAGTGCGAGGAGTGTGCTCACTGCACTTCGCGCAGCAGCTCGCCTTCCAGGAACAGCCAGGAGCGGATGCCCGCGGTCGGCAGCGCGGTCACCGTGCCCGTGACGGACAGGGTCGCAGAGAAGTTCTGCACCGGCGGGATGTAGACCGCGTGGATCAGCGAGTAGATGTTGCGGTGTTCGGGACGACCGTTGTGGGCGTACACGGTCGGCGGGTTCGAAGCGCGAGCGATCGCCAGATCCCAGGTGTTGTACACCTCGAGGCCGACGCCCGGCGTCAGCATGAAGGCCGGAATGGTGAGATAGTTCTTCTCGCCGACCTTCAGGCGGAACAGGGTGTTCTTGTAGATCAGCACCGCTGATGCGACTTCGGTGTCGAAGTCCAGCACCAGACGGATGGCCTTGACGCTGAAGCGCTTCGGCCACGAAAGCTGACCGGCGGTGTTGACGTTGGTCAACAGCTCGCTGCGGCCGGCCGGATTCTGGAAGAACGAATAGTCCGTCGCGGAGGTGATGGTCTGTTCGTCGTAGATCGGCTGGTGAAGAGCCTCGAGCTTGACCTCACCGGCCTGCGCGTCCTGCACACTGCGGAAAACGGGCATGATGCTTCTCCTGAAGAGGGATTTTCGCCCTCTGGGTTGGTTGTGGAGCGGTGGGGTTCGTCTGGACACTCCCGCAGAACTTCTGCGAGCAGCCTACTTCCCGAAATTCGGACTGCGCAGCCCGATATGATCGGTCAGGCCAGGTAGCTGGCTTCGGCCAGGTAGCCAGGCTGGTCGAGGTAGCCGTTCAGCGCGGCACCACGATAGCCGGCGTCCTCGACGTAGCCGGCGAGCAGGTCGTCGTTGCCCATGCCGGGAAGCATCTCGCTTCCGCCGACACCCTGGTAGCTCGGTGCTTCGACGTAGCCGTTGACACCGACACCCTGGTAGCCGGGGGCGGCGACATAGCCGGCGAGCATGTCGGCGCCGTTCAGCATCTGCCCGAGGCCGAGGTAGGACAGCACGTCACGCAGGCCACTCGGCCAGATCAGAGTCACGATGGAGGCAGCCGCGCCGCCGAGGACCATCGCCTTCTTGATCTTGTTGTTCTTGACGAACCCGCTGGCCAGATAGCCGACCGAGAACGGCATGGCTGCCGTGATGACGCGGTTGGCCATCGGATTTTCCATGACGGTGTTCACACCCGGCACGTTGGTCAGCAGGTTCTGCACGAGCTGGCCAGCGAAGTAGGTGGCCAGCGTACCGCCACTGATGTAGGCGGCATTCATGATCATGTTCTTGCCGCTGAGTTCGCGCACGATGTCCATCGGCGCCGCCATCAGGGTGTTGGTGTAGCCGGTGATCATCTTGGCCGGGTTCGTGAAATAGACGCGACGCGACCCCCGCTTCCCCTTCTTGTAGAAGCGACCGCGGTAGGTGACGGTGCCCTTCTTGCCGGTGCGAGGAACGATGCCGTAGGGCGCGCGCTTCGCACGCTTGCGACCCTTGGTGCTCTTGCGCTTGCGATCGACGCGGATGCTTCCGCGCTTGCCACTGTAGGTCTTGCCGACCTTCTGGCTGCGCCTTTTCCAGCCGACGCGTGCTGCGTTCTTCGGCAGAGTCTTGCGCCCGCGACGCTTCGGGGCCTTGCGAGTCTTGGTCTTGGCCATGGACTTCTTCCCTTTCCCCTTGGTGGGGCGTTTGGTGGTGGTACGACGATAGCCGAAGAACGCATTATCGTCCTTTGGCCGGATGGAGGTGCGGCGGCGAGTTCCGATACGCTTGACCTTGCCTTTTTTGCTGCCCGCACGAATGCTACGGACGGCTTTGAAGCGGCGCGCAGCGGAGGCGCTCTGCTTGGCGCTCTTTTTACGCCGGCCGATTTTCTTGACCGTGTCGCCCCCAGTGTAGCCGAACTCCCGGCCGATACTGGAGATCACAGAGGAGCGCGGATTGACGTAATAAGCGATACGCTTCGCTTGCCTGCGGCTCTTGCGGCTCTTACGCATGGAGCGGCCTCCTGGAGGGTTTCCGAGGATGGCGAGTTCCATCCCAGGATTCGACAAAAAGACCTCGGGCATGGTGGTCCCTCTTTCTTCTTGCTGGGTGGATTAGTACACTGCGTGCCGTCTACCCGAAGGGAGGCTCGCATGCGTTGAGGGCAGTATAGTCAGCCGTCTTTTAGCGGCAAATGTTTTTCAGCCGATGATCCAAGCGTGCCCGTCATCATAGAGCGCAACGGTGTATGTGTTTCCGCGCCGCCGGCGAATGAACAGGCTCTTGCCGTCGTACAACAATTCCGGCATTTTTGATTTCGGCTGGTCTTCGTTTCCGCTGTGTCCCGTATCTCCGAAGATGTGGCGCCAATTGTCGGTCGACTTGACCGGACTGGTTATTCCTACGGCCTTATAGCCAATCGCCGAGACCAAGCCGACGCGCTTACAGCGCGACGAAGCGGTAGGGCACTCGGCCCGGACCAAGGCTGTAGGGGATGCCCCATGGAACTCTTCATGGGCCTGGGACAGCGTTTCTGGAATGGAGGTGCCGGCTTTTGCTTTGCCGAGGATCCGGCACACATGCAACTCAGGGCGCGCTCTGCCGAGAGTGCCCCAGGCGAGGGACGTCCCCTTCATGGCGCGGCCGAGCATACTTCGTTGTCTCGGGGTGATGACGACGAGTCCGTCTTTGGCGGTGTGTACCTCCAGCAGGAGCAGCCTACCGAGCTGGAGCATGCCCGCTGGCATCAGCGCTTCTTTTTGCCGCCGCTCATACCGATGACCCAGATCAGGGCCACCAGCCCGATGCCGGCCATGAGCCACTTGCCGTCGATCTTGTTGGGATCAAGAAATCCCAGACCGGACACAGCCGCCGCCGGGTTGGCAGGCCCCAGCATCGGACGCGGCGCGCCCGCGGCGAGAGGCTGCAGGCCAGGGACACGCGACATGCGCGTCTGGACTACCTGCTGGCTGACGAGCTGGCCCTGGTTACGGCCGGCGAGCGTGGAATCGAGGGCGTAGCTGAGATCGCGCTGCATGGTTGGTCACCTGAGGAAGTAGAATGCCGAGAGGGCGAGGATACCGGCTCCGATTCCGAGCGGAAGCAACATGCTGCCACCGGGGACGGTGCCCTTTTTGGCCTGGCGCTGCTCCTGCAGACGCAAGGCCAGCAATTCTGCCTGCTGGCTGATGCTGCTTTCTTGGCGCGCCAGCTCACGCTGATGGGCGGCGATACGCTCCGCTTCTCTGGCATCATATTCCGCCTGTTTGCGGGCGTCCTTGGTCTGTTCGTAGTTCATCCAGGTGTTGAACAGGCCCTTTGCCCCTTCGCTGACGGCGACAGACCACTCGGCCGGCGCGGCTTCCTCGGCTTCTCCGAGGCCGTTCACTTCGTTGCCGCTTTCTGGGGCGGGACGACAGACGCGGATGCGCCCCACGGCGTTCCTGGTGAGCGGCCACACGGCGGGCTTCGACATGCGAACCACCGGCTGTCGCATCGGAATGGCGCGAGCATGGCGCCGACGAAGGAAGGCCCCAGACGCAGGGGAAGGACTGAGGAATTTCATCGTCTGCGACTCCGACTCCGGCGCTTGCGGCCCGTCAGGCCGACGCCCTTCTTCTTGGAATTCTGGTACATGAAGTACCCGACGACCCCGAGAAGACCCAGACCGACGGCCCAGAGCCCATAGCTGGTGCCGCGCACCGCGGTGTTGTAGGAGGGCATCAGGGCGTTTGCCCGCGCACGCGCCTCGGCAGCGCGCGCCTCTTCCCCGGCGGCCTCAGCGCGGGCCGCCTCCGCGCGTGCGCGGGCGGCCTCGATCTTGGCTTGATCGCTGGAGGTCAGGACCTGCGATGCAGCCCCGGTGATGGCCTGCACAGCCGTCACCCAGGTCGGGCCCTCTTCCTCCTCTTCGCCGAGAGCGAACGGTACGCCCTGGTTCACGGCGTTCGGCGATTCGCCCACGCCTGGGATGTGCTTGGTCATCAGCGAACGGGAACCGTTCGGTGCGACCGAGCCGCCTCCGGATGCCTGCGTCTTGACCGTGATCGGGCGATTCTGATCGAACGGGTTGTCCGAGGGCGCGGTCAGCGCGACAGTGTTCCCAGCCGGCCGGAGATCCACCGGATGTGGGGTGACCGCTGTCTGCACGACGGGCTTGGACATCGGCCGGGCGACTTGGTGCGCGATGGGAATGACTGCCATGTGCCAGCCTCCGATCCTATTTAGCTCACTAGGAGCAGTGGGTGAAAGCTCTGAGCAGGATGCCCAGAGCACCGTTGATGTCTCGCTCCAGACATCATGGCCGCATTATGGGGCGTTGGGGTAGTGTTTGTCAAGCTAGGCACCTTTGAAGAGGGCGTAGCCCATGTATCCCAGCAGCAGGGCGCCTGGGATGAAGATGTAGGGGTTGCCGACGGTTTCCTGCAGGCCAGACACGGTGTGCGCAGGCGCAGGCGTGATGGAGCGCGTGTTTGGGTCGGTGACCCGATTGACCGTGCCCTTGTAGTGGAGGCGAGGGCCGGGCTCGATGGCGACTTTCGTCACGTCCGCGGTTTTTGCGATCTTTTCTTCGGCCTTGCGCTTCTGTGCACCCTTCCCCACAGGCGTTTCTTGCGCCTCGATCTCGTGCACAACGCGGACCTCTTCTTCGCTGAGAGGCGCCGGTTTCACGTTCAGGGAAGTGCAGATTGATTCGGCCGTCTTCGCGAGGGAGGCGGCCTTCTGTGCCAGCGCTCGCGCCTGTGCCGTGAGGGAACGCAGTCGCCCACGCAGGCCCGGAGAAACACCGTGGGCTGCGGCCTGCTGCTCGTACTTCTGCGCACGCGCAGCGAACAGTCGGGTCAACTGCTCCTTGATCTTGGTGAGGACGCCGACACCACGGGCTTTGTCCTGCTGCTTTTTCGACACGTCAGCGCCCATTCCCGAGCACTGGTATGCCAAGTCGGCTAGGCAGGCGCCAATGCCGTCGAGTTCTGCCGCCTCCTGCTCGGGAGAGCGGCTCAGGGGCGCAAAGGCCCGACGATTGTGCGCTTGCCGCATGCCCGGCACGGTCACCTGCGGGTTACGCTTGCGGAGTTGTCCTCGAGGTACGCCCGCACCCCACACCGGAACCCGCTGGTCCCTGCGCACAGGCAGCTCGGCGGACATAAGACGTTCCCCACGACTGGTCATGGGACCGAGGGGGCCGAGGTTTTCGGCCGGTATGATGGGAGGCGACTGCAGGTCATTGCGACCGAACTGGTCCTGCTTGGCCGTGGTGAACGACCCCGGCTGCCCGGCGTAGGTGTCGAATCCTTCGGCCTCGACTGAGGCTTCGTTGGAGCCGAGACCGTCCACCTGACTGCCCTGAATGACCGGACGTGATGGCGTGCGCTGCGTCTTCAGCAGTTCTGCAGCATGGCTGTTTTCGGTGTCGAGGTAGCTCGGCCCCGTCTTGTAATCGCCCAAGCCGTCGATGTTCATAGGGACTCCTGCTGCGTAGTGCGAGTAGGCTTTGACCGCAGGCAGCTTTGCCTCGCGGCCTGCAGGCCACCCTCGCATGATGGGATCCATGGCGATTACTTCGCCGGCCGGAGGGATGACGGCCCGAAGATAGACGTGTGAGTAGTGCCCGCGGGTTTTTCCGACCACAACCGGATAGGACGGGATACCGATCGAGCCGAGGAGCGCCATGAGGAGTGTGACCTGATCGTCACAATCGCCCGCCCGCGAATTGAACGCCGTCTCTTCCGGGGCGCTGACCGTTTCCTGATCGATCGGATCGCGGAGATATCGGATGTTGTCGCGCACATAGTTGAAGAGGGCGATGGCTTCCCCGCGGTAATCCTTCTCCGCGGCACGCCTGCGGACGACATCCAGCGCTAGCGCCCGAACCTTGGGGTTTTTGGCGCCATAGTGCCCCCTTGCCAACTCGACCATCTTGGAGATGGTGCGGTCGACGCCGGCCTCGCCTGGCGGCAGAGGAGAACGCTGGATGTTGATGTTCCCGTTGGTCATCGGTGCTTCTTGATGATCGCTTTCAGGCTGCGCTTGGTGTTGCCGGAGAGGGCTTTGCAGATCGAGGCGTTGTGCAGGGCCCTTTTCTGGGCCGGCGTCAGCGGCGGGTTGCGCTTGGCGCCGCATGTCGGATTGCGCTTGGACTTGGCCGTCTTGGACTTGGCCGTCTTGGGCTTGGCCGACTCTTTGACATCGGTGTAGCCGAGCAGTCTGCGGGTGGCGGGCGAGGGCAGTTTGCCGCGGAACATCCGCTTCATCTGCTTGGATGTGTAGATCTTGCCGCTGGGGTGCTTGTATCTCATCGTGTGGTCCTTGTCAGGCAGAAGAGGGTGACTGCTGCGGCAATGATACCTGCCGCAGTCGAGTATTGAAGGGCTTTTGCTTCTCCAAGCTGCGGGTGCCGATATCTACCGGCCGGGATGCGCACCACCCGCCGCGAAGCCACAGGCCGCCGTGTCCTGCGCACGTCTACCACGTCTCGCGCAGGAATGGCGAAAGAGAAGAGCGGGTTGCTGTTTTGGTACAGCACCGGACGCATCTTGGTCATCGGCGCTTACCTGTGAGCAGGAAGACGGCGCCCAAGCCCGCGAGGCCGACCCCGCCGAGTATCAGCAGCGTCGTCGAGGACAACCCCGTGGTCGCGGTAATACCAGACGCGGCCTGCGCGCTGGAGGCGCTCTGCGCCTGCTCTTGGTTGAGTTGTTTTTCAAGCATCGCCAAGCGCTGCTTTTCCAGAGCGGCTTTTCGTTTCCGTTCTTTTTCTTCGGCTTTGAGCTGCTTTTCCAGCATCTCTTTCTTGCGCTTCGCCTCTTCTTTCCGAAACTTCTTCTCGTCCTCGTATTGCTTGTATCCGATGTAGAGGGTGCCGACGGTCACGGCCAATTGCGCGATGGTGGCGACAGTGCTGGCCCCGCTGCCGAGGCCTGTACTCCGGGCATCCCAGTCTCTGCGCACGCGATTCAGAAGCGCCTTGAACTGCTGTTTTTTGGCTGGAGGCAGAGTTGCATACATCGCAAGCAGGCGTTTGCGATAGGCCACACGTTCTTGCGGGGACATCTGCAGCACCTCGCGGTAGATGGCCCCCTTATTGATGTGTCGCAGGCGCTTAACGGCTGAGTCTAGCTCCGTGCCTAGTTCTGTGCCCAGATAACCCATGCCGGATCCTCCTGCGTCTATGATACGCAGAAGAGACAGCAGAGCAATAGAACCGGCTACACGTCCTCAAGACGCATCTGGAGGAGCCGTGCGGGCAGTTCTTTTTCCAGGAGGCTCAGGTCGTGGTCCAGACGTTCCAGCACCGTCTGGTGCACATAGGTGCGGGGCTGCCCGTTGAGGATATAATGCCAGGTGATGCACACTGAGTTTCCTGCGCATTCCAGCTCAACGCCGATATGCGCGGGAACGATAGCCTGGAGCCGCTTCATAAACGCGACGCTGGCCGAGCGTGTTGTGCCGCCAGCGAGCCATCGGGTCCAACTCATAGGCGCACCTCCGCGTCAGAGGAGCCGCTGCATCTTGTCGAAGCCTATGAGCCACGCACGACGCACGGGACAGTCCTTCGCGATGGGACACGAAGCGCGTGTCTTGCCGGAACGTGCGGCCTCTTGTCCTGCTCGCTCGGCCCGCTGGAGTTCGTAGGAGGCACCGTAGGGATCATCGATGTAGTCTTGGCCCATCCCGCCTTCCTCGATCTCCGTTTTATTGACCACGACATCATTCACCGTTTTTGCGATGCGCCTGCCGGCGTTGTCGGTCATTGGCTCTTCGTAGGCGGCGCCCCATGCCTGGCCCTTCTCGTCATAGGTAGGCGCGACAGCCCGCTGGTCTGCGGCATTGCTGGGAGGGAAGCAGTCTGGGCACGGTTCGTCTCCGACGCCGACCCGCGTGGGCTTGCCAATTACCTGCTGAGCAGGCACGTTGGCGTTGGGGTGCACATGCAGTCCGCAGCGTGTGGCGAATGTTGGGCGATTGCCCGCTACTTGGGCGACGATGAGATGAATCGGCATGTTACTACTCCTCGGATGTCTGCACGCTAAGGCGACATATCACTTGAGCAACAAGAAAGCTCCGACGAGGGTTGCCGCAGCGCCCAGTAGGATCGGTGTCTTGTATTTTGCCCACGGTACGGCAGGTGTTTGCGGCGGCTTGCGTACTGCGGCCGGCTGTGGACCGCGAGGAGATTGCTGCGGCTTGCGCACCGTGGCCGCCGCATTCTTGATGAGCGACTGCTGCCAGGCCCGCTCTTCCGGGGAGGGGATATGAGGTTGCTGCTGCCTCTGCTGCGCCACGATGGCCTGCAGCGCGGCCTCCTCCCTCAATTCTTCCATTGCACGCTCGGCATCGGCTTGCCGCTGGTCCTCGATGGTCTGCAGCGCGGCCTCTTTCTCCTGCGCTTTGAGCGAGTCGCTCATGGCTTTCATCTCTGAGGCAGCTTGCAGCACGGCGGAGAGATCATGCGTCTTTCCGAGCTTGCTCTGCAGGTCTGTGCGCCAGCCCTTGTAGTTTCCCTTATGCACCACATTCCAGATGGTTTCGCCGGCGAAGGCCTTGTCTGGGGCCTCTTTCTTCTTTAGGAGTGCGATTCGCTTGCGCAGCACGGCGATCTTTTTGTTGAGATCGTCCTTTAGTCTGCGCCTTCCCTGTCCGTTGCTGCTCCAACCACGACGCCCTGTGCCGTAGTACCCCAGTATGCCGTGTCGGCTATATTTTATGCCATCCACGACGACCCTAGTCCGTTTCTTGCCATCCACGCGGACCCAGCCCGAGGAGCGCAGTTGCTGGATCAGGTGCTCCGCCCGGCGAATCTGCTTCTCCTGCTCCTGGATCTCTTTCTGTACTCCCGGAAGGATCTTCCCCTTCGCAACATAAGAGCGGGCACGAGAGGAGGCGATCTCCGCCGTGAGATCGCCGAGGACGTAGGCTGAGCCACCTCGCAGGACTGTCCGGGACACGATGGGAAATGCAGTCATTTGCGCGCTCTCCATAGCAGCGCAACACCGAAGAGTGCTGCGGCGCCGATGATAAGGGGGATTTGGTATTTCGCAAACAGCGCTGCGATGGCGGGGTCGTAGGCGGGGGATTCAGGGTCTTGCACAGCCTTCTCGTAGTCAGACGGAGGCGGGATGTATTCCTGCAGCACGATCTGGAACTCCGGCATGCTGCGGATGTAACTCGCCACCATGCGCGCCATGATCGCATCGAATTCCTCGCTACGGATGGCCGCTAGGAGAGGCTCGTAACTGGCGTCGATGCGTTTCTTGAGGCCTTCGCGCAGCTTCTTGATTTCGGCACTCGCAGCCTGGTAGACTTCCTCGCCGGTCATACGGTCTACGAAACCCGAGGCGTGCTCCGCCGGGTTGACGAACTGCTCGAGGCCTTCGTAGATTCCCTCGGGAACGATCTGCTTGATGCGCTCATTGACGCTGTCGGTGACGTTTTTTGTCTGGTCGTAGCCCGAGGAGGAGCGGAAGACCTTCTTTGCCCCGCGGGCAATACCTTTTCCGGCCTGCTTGGCCTTATTGATCACCTTCTTGAAGCCGCTGGCCCAGCCGGATAGTCCGCGGGTGGATACCGGACGCGCGGCCTCTTTCATCTTCTCGCGGAATTCCTCGACCGCATCTTCAGGTACTGGCTCGGTGCTCAAGGCCAAGCGGATGGCCGCCGGGTAGGCGCGCTGGTAGGCTTTGCTCAATGCTTTGTAGAGGTCCGCTTGCCGCTGCTCCTGGTACTCTGTCAGGTACCGCACAGCTTCTTTGGTCTCTTGCTTGATCTTTTTCTTGATCTTCTCCATTTTGTAGGATTGGTACGCGCTCAGACCAACGGAGATGATCGAACCGATGACCGTGGCGCTGAGAACCAGGTGCACCACGATCTGCACGATGGCCGTGTTGATTGCTTCGCGCATGACACGCTCTTGGATACGCTTGGCCTGCTTCTTGGCCCACTTCTGGGCACGTCCGCCTTTTTGCATGGCCGCGATTATCTGTTCCCCATAGCTGGTGAGCATCGCAGCCTGCGTCGCGATCCGTCGCTGCTTCTCCTTTGCAGGAAGCGCGAGCCATGCCTCCCGCTGCTCTTCGGGGATGAACCACGGAACGTCAGTGGCACCCAGCGTGCAGCGGACAGGGAAGGTCATCGCTTTGACGACCAGAGTATCCAGAGCACGATGCCCGCGCCGAGCAGCATCCATGGCCACGGAGGGCCTTGGCGAGCCTCTTCTTGCTGCAGAGGCTCGCTCTCGATGAGGTCGGCCTCTGGGGGAGGGGGCGGCGCCCGCTGCGGCTTGACCGGCGGTTGTGTCTTGACCGTCTGCGGCTGCACAGCGACAGACCTCTCGCTGCGGCCTGCGGGGCGCTCGAACATTTGGCGGAGTTCGTCAGCGTTCATGCTGAGAGGATACCAACCTCCAGCAGAATCTCAACGGCGGCGCTTCCTCGGCATATAGGCCCACATGATGAGGGCAAGCGCGCGCCTGCTGGGCTCGCCGTTTTTCCACAGCCGTTCGCCTTTGGCCTGTGCCAAGTGGCGCGCGATGAATCCGGCCCGCTTGCGCTTCCATTCGTCCGACAGCTTCGAAAAACGCCCGGCCTTTTGGTATGCTCGCATGAAGCCGCCGCGGCCGCGCGCGACCTTGGAGACACCGCGGCGCGCCGCCTCTGGTTCCCAGCGGTGGGCGGCGGCGTAGGACATGGCGGGGTAGGACTTCATTGCGGCGTGGAATTCGCGGGACCGTCCATGCGCCGTAGCGGACGGTAGGTCCACCCGACCAAGGCGGCCGTGACATCAGTGGGGCTGGCGGCGAGGACGGCGCGACGCGCCTGGAATTTCACCGTCTGCCCGACCTTGGGCAGATTGATGAAGGTTTCACGCGGTTGTACCACACTGCCGCGCTGTTCGGCCCAGTTGCTCAGCCCGACCGGGGCATCATCGACCACGATGCGAAATAGTATCGAGCCATCGTAGGTGTACCCGCTTTCTGCCGTCACCCCGTAGCCGCTGATGCGGGCCGCCGAGCCATCCTGCACCTCGTATTCCACTATGGTGGTCCATGTCGGACTCACCGCCGCGGCGATTGTGACGGTGTTGCTCAGATCGATGGGCCGGGACCAGAAATGCGGCTCGTTGTGTGTCGGCAATGCCACCGTGAAGTTGGTGGTGGCCAGGAAGTAGGCCATTTGCTTCAGCAGCGCGAAGGCCTGCTTCTCGCGATCGCTCTCCGGCTCGGGCGCGGTCTCCGGCAGATTGAACAACCGATTCCGCGCCGACGAGCGATCGCGCACAATAGCCGGCTTGGCGGGGGAGCCAGGGAAAGGGTGGCCGGGGTAACGAGTTGGGTCGTTGAACATGCTCAGATCCGGCGCGCGTAGCGGATGCGCTTGCCGTCCTGTGTGACGTAGCTCACCACACGGTAGGACACACCACCACGAGCGAATCTGTCACCCTTGCGTAGCCCTTTGGGGATGCTGATCGGGGACGTGCCCTTGCGTTTCCTGCCCGCGGTATTGCTCTTTCTTTTCCGTCGCATGGTGCTGCCTTTCGTGGCGCCGTGGGATCGTCCTTTTTGACGAGTCAGAGAGTGCCGTAGACCTTGTACCCGTGCAGAGAGAAGTAGATCTTGTTCTCGGCCGAACTCAGATCAGCCAGGTCGAAGCTGATCGTGGAGTTCGCCGGCAGCAGCAGCGGCTTGCCCAGCGGGAAAGGGCGCTCGGCGGTGCCAACGAACAGCGTGTCGTTGAGCGCCACGTTGCTGAGCTGGCGGTCAGAGGCGTCGACACGAGGCAGAATCGTGTAGCTGCCGTCTGAGGTGCCGGTGACGAAACGCGCGATGAACGCAGCGTCTGCCGTGATGCGGATGGATGCTGTGCCCGAGGAGTCCGCATCGAGCGTGGTCGTGAACGCATAGGAGTACGGCATCACATTGCTGGCGGGATACTCCCCGCCGACATCCAGCATCGTCTGTCGCAGCGACGCCAACATCATGGCGAGCGCGGCGTCGCCGGCACCCTGCCGGAGAGCATTCTGGACCTGCTGAGGCATCTGAAGATCGGACATGAGTGGGAATCCCTGGGGTGATCAGATGGGGCAATGATAGCGTGACGGACAGAGCCTGCAACTGTGTGCCGATCTTGCGCGCCTTTGGACAGCCGCTACATGTCGGCCAGATCTTCGAGCGTTGACCACGCGCCGCCGACTTCATTCACCCAAGCGAGCCAGGCTTTGGTGTCCGGCGAGGTCTCAACGCTGCCCCGTGCCTGCTCCGCATCGGACCAATGGACTTGGGCGACCTGCTGCACTAGGACGTGCTCATTGGTCATCACCAAGCTGTGGTCGGCGGGCAGGATCATGCCACCCATCCATCCTTGGTTTTGGGCTGGGGGTTGGGCCGCGGGTTGCTGCAGGTGGCTTTGGCACACCGATAGGCAGCGGCTGCTCGAGGAACGCCGGCGTCTGCGCCAGGCGGGAGGCTTTTCAGTTTCTGTTTCTTTTTCCGCATCTAGCTGCTCTCCTCAAAGCCGCGCGCCACCGTCTCGCGAAGATAGTCAGCCAAAGGCTTCATGGCGCGAGGGAAGGCGCTTATGATTCTGGCAGTGAAGAAAGAGAGCGAGACGGGGCCAGCAGAGATATTCCGGTACCACCATTCTTCTGCGCTCTTGGGGTGCAGCTTCATCACGACCTTGGACCATTCGCTAGGGGAGAACTGCTTGAGGATGTCCACCATGCCCTCGGCACTCAGGCCGATACGCCACGTCGCCCATGAATACCCTTTGTTCGGTGTCCAGTAGAGCGAGAAGGTGCCACTTTTCTTGTGCCAGACTTGAAAGGTGCCAGCTTTCTCGTCCCACACCGGCAGGCGCTTTTTCCGCCCTGGGACACGCGCCTGCAGTGCTGGGTCGGCAACATCCACGAAGTGTCTACAGGCTCGGGGATCGCCGCTGATTGTCCGGTCGATCTTGGCGAGTTCGTCGCAGAATTGTTTGTCGTGTGGATCAATGGAGCGGGGAAAACGCTCTTCGCGATAGTGGTGGCAAAGCTCATGCACGATCGTCCGGTAGATCGAGTCGAGGGTGTAGGCCCCCAGCATCCGCGCATTGAGCGAGATGATGTGGTCCCCCCTGCCAGGAGAGTAGGCGAGCCCAAATGCAGGACCCGACATGTGGAATTTGATGCGGAGGTTAAGCCACACCCAATTCCAGTGTGTCAGCGTCTCGTCGTAGGCTTTCTCGAGCAGGCGGTGGATGGCGTCGAGAGAGTGCGCACTTTTCTTCCGCACGGTTTCCCATCCGACGTATTGGATCACCTTGGTTTCGGGGATGGACGCTTGTTTCACCTCGCGCAGTACGGTATCGACCAGTTTCTGGGCAGCAGCCTGGATCTCGTAGTCAGCCGCGCCGGCGGGCTGCTCTCTATCTCGCTTGCGGATCGCCTTGGCTGCCCATTCCAGAGGGAGGCGCCACTCGACCTGCAGGGTGGTGCGACTGCCGGCCTTGGCGCGGACGGTGATGCCGGCCGCCTCTAATGGATGGATGACGTCATGCCAAGTGTGGTGGTTTCCCAGGCGCTTTGCCACCCAGTTTTCGCTGTCGTTGGTGACCAGAATGTAAGGTTTGCTCGGCCTCGAGGTGAAGCCTATCCCTCGAGGGCGCTCCAGGATGCCGTAGGTCTGGCCCTGCTGCCAATACCAGTGCTTGATCTTGGCCATCAGTCCTCCGCCGGCAGATTACCAGAAACTGTCGCGGACACAATCCCTACTCTGCGGCCGCTCCTTCGATGTCGGTGGCGATCTGGAACAGGATCAGGTAGCCGAGCAGGTCTTGCACGGCGTCCTCGCCGAAGGCATCCGGCTGATTGCGGATGCGGTTCAGCTTGTCATCGATGCGTACCCGGATCAGGTCCGAGGCGCTCCCCTGGGCGAAGATGCGAGCCGGGCGCAGGGCCGAATCTCCATAGGCGCGGTTCTTCGCCACTAGGAACTCGGCCAGTTCCTGGCAGCGCGCCCGTATACGCGCTTCGGTGTCGGGGTTGACCGGATCCGGGGAGGCGGCGGGAGACGCGATCATAGGTGGACTCCTAGGTGGATGCTGCACGGTGTCGTACCGTATAGCCTCCGCAACGGCATTCCACCTCGGACCCGCGGAGGCCTGCCGTGCTATGATACAGCAGATACAGACAAGTTCAGGAATAAATAGACAAAAAACGGGGCAAAATTCGATGCTAATTGTCCCATAAATGGTCATTTACAGGACATGACCTCCCTATGTAAGTCTTGTATTTACAGGCACTTACGTCTTACGGCATGTCCTTTTCGTCGGTTTTCAGGACATTTTAGGGGGTTTTTCGGTATTTTTGTCGGATTTTTGGACAGGCCCGCCTGCCGCCCCTGCTGCCTGCTGCCTGCCGCCCCTGCCCCGCCTGCCCGCCTGCCCCGCCTGCCCGCCTGCACCCGCCTGCCCCCGCCTGCACCCGCCTCGGCCCCGCAGTGCGCCTGCTGCCCGCCTGCCCGCCTGCCCGCCTGCCCGCCTGCACCCCGCCTGCCCCCGCCCCTGCTGCCTGCCTCCGTGTCACACACTGCCCGCACCCCGTGGACACACCGCTGGCCACGGTGCACCTGCCGGACAGGCTCCCCGATGGAGGACCCGTGCACCACGCCCACCACGCCCCCGCCCCCGCCCCCGGCGGGCCCCTGCCTCCAGCCCAGGGGCCCGCGCGCACGCACGGGCACGCGGGGCCCCGCAGGCGGCAGGGGCCCGCGCACGCACGGGGCACGCCCGGTGCCGGTGCCGTAGCCGTAGCCGCAGCCGCAGGGACGGCAGGCAGGGGCGACGGCAGCAGGGCCGGCAGCGGGGGCCCCGCAGGCGGCAGGGGTGGCAGGCAGGGCTGTGTCACACACTGTCCGCGCACTGCGGACACACCGCTGGACCCGCGCCCTCCGTCGGCCACACTGTGTGTAGGCGACGGCGGCACCCCCCCAGCCCCGTCGCTGCCCCTCCCCAGCGGACGGGCACCACTCACCGCCCCGAGAGGGGCTGCTCTCGAAAGGAGCACCAGATGGCCAGCACCGCCAGCACCGCCAGCACCGACACCGCCACCGCCACCGCCACCGCCACCAAACTCGTGGTCATCAGCAGTTCGGCAGCAATGCCGAGTAGCTGCCGGGGATACTACCGCCACGTTGCGGTAGTCGAAGCGGAATGGTGGGCATCCATCGCTGACCTCACAATAGACGAGCGGCGCCGCTCGGTCCGTGCGGTTTTGTGGGAGGCGCGGCGCCTCCATACTGGCACCGTGCGCGGGCCCCGCGCGCGACACGCCTTTGCCCGCGCGGTGCGCGAAGCGCGTGCCGAGTTCCCCGACGCTGTCATCCGCGACGACTGCGCGGGGTTCTGACGACCCCCGCAGTCCTCCCCTTTACCCCACGGCGTGTGGTGCGCCGTGGGGTTTGGTGGCAGACACACTCACGCTCTCGAAAGGAGCTATCATGGCCAATCTGGTCAACCTCACCCCTCACTCAGTCACAATCCACGCCCCCAACGGGGCAGTGGTGACCCTCCCCCCCTCGGAGGGGATCGCTCGGGTGGCTACCGAAGCCACGCAAGTCGGCACGGTGGACGGATTTCCCGTCTACCGCGAGGAGTACGGGGAGGTCACTGGCCTCCCCGAGCCCCAGGAGGGCACTCACTATATAGTGAGTGCCCTAGTCCGGGCCGCGAGCCCGGACCGCGGCGACCTTTTGTCTCCCGGCCGACTGGTCAGGGACGACCAGGGGAGGGTCATCGGGTGTGAGGGTTTCGTCCGCACCTGACGACCCCTCTCTCCCGCTACACCCCACGGCGCGTGGTGCGCCGTGGGGTTTTGTGGTAGGAGGGGAGAGCATGTACACGCATCACGGCAGCGCCATCCCCACGCTGCACAAAGACGCCGCCGAGTGGCTGGGCACGCTCCGCCCCGGCCTCCACCGCCTTGCGGCAGCGTCCGCCGCCGCCAATCAGGCGTGGGCCGATGCCCGCGCGGCCTGCCGCGCCGCCGCGGCCGCGACCCGCGAGGCAGCGGAGGCGGCCCACTGGGCCGACGAGGAGATCCCCCGCGCCCGCACTGCGGAGGCGCGTGCAGCGGCGCAGGAGCGGGCGAGCGAGGCCCGCGCGCGGGCATCGGCCCTCATCAAGGCCGAGTGCCCGCTATGGGATGCCCGTCAGGAGGCGGAGGATGCGGCCAGCGCGGCCTGGGACGCGCTCGTGGTCGCGACCCAGGAGGCCCAGGAGTGGGCCGCGGCGCAAGGACTCGCACACCGGCATTTCGCCGCCGGCGACGGCGGCTACGGCTACGGCGAAGGTGGCCGCTACGGCTACGGCTACGGCGTCTGGGTGCTGTCGACTAGGCCCGGCGTCGCGCGTGCCGTGCGCATGCTCTACGATCCCGACGACCCCGAGAACGCCAGCGACGACGACGCCGCCGAAGTCCTTGAGCTGGCGGCGCGCATCGAGGCGCGCCGCAAACTACGCGCCGATCAGCGCAAGCTGCGCGCCGAGCAGCGCTGGCGGCGCGAGGTGGCCGAGTACGAGGCCCGCGCCGAGCAGGCTTGGACCGAGTGGGCCACGCAGGCCCCCGCTGGCACGCCTCGCCCGAGCGAGAGCGCGCCCGACGAGTGGGTGCCGCTGTCGCGCGTCGTCGGTGGCTACCCCGAGGAGGTGGACCACCTGGGCGAGGCGCTGCTTGCGCGTCTCGGCCCAGCGGCGTGGGACGCGATAGCGGTCGCTGAGGCCCAGGCCCGTGCCAAGGCCCAGGCCCGTGCCAAGGCCCAGGCCCGTGCCGACGCCGCCCACGCGTGGGCGCTGGAGCTGCCGCTGCCGCCGGAGCAGTGGCGCGGCTGGCGCCGCAGTCGCCGCCGCCTAGGCTGGGCGCCGCCGGCGATCGTGGAGTACCGTCGACGGCTCGGCGTTTCCGACCGCCGCGCCCGCTACGAGCTGGAGACCCGTCTCTGGGAGGCGGCCAGCGACACCGCGGCGTCTGACCGCGTGCGCGAGCACGCGCGTGTGGTCGCCGCGGGGCTGGTCGGCACCTGACACTCACCGCCCCACGGGGCATCACGCTCTTGAAGGAGCACATCATGGCCAAGTACTACGTTTCCGCACCCTGCTTCGGGACCATCGCCGCGGGGCTGAGCCGCTCCGCGGCCTATCGCCTAGCGCGACGGTGGGAAAGGGAAAATCACTGGGGGCGCGGTGTCGCCTCCGTTGGGAGGGAGGACCGATAGCCATGAGCAACACTGTGAAGCTGAAGGCGCTGGGCAAGAGGGTGTTGCTAAACGGTGTCACCATTGCCACCAAATTCGGTTCCCGCTGTCGCTGGGAGATCACGGGACCTCCAGGGACCAACCCCATGGGCGCGTGGGACAACGACCGCTCAGTGCTGACCGAGGGCCACGTGTGGGTCAAGGATGTAATGAAGGCGATCCGCGACAGCGTGGAAGCCGTTGCCAAGGGGAACACCCAGAACTTACCCGCACGTTTTGTTGCGGATGTACGGAAGGCACTGGGGCTCTCGGCACCTGACACTCACCGCCCCACGACCCACGAAGCAATTATCCACACCACAGCGCGCGCCATGCGCGCGGCCATCCGCCGAGCGCGGGTGGTGTACGTCATCTGCGGCGGCGGGGACTTCCGGGCGTGGAACGCCCGGCCAGCATGGCGCTGTCAGGTCTGCAAGAAGCACATCCTCAAGGAGATTTTCCCCGAGAGGGAGAAGGTCCTTGAGGCCACGGAGTACCCTGACGACGGGATCGTGTTCGTCGCCTCCGCCACCTGACGACCCCCTCCCCTCTACCCCCCACGGCGTGTGGTGCGCCGTGGGGTAAAGTGGTAGACACCGCCTCGAGAGGGGCTTCACTCGCTCTCGAAAGGAGCAAACATGGAAATCCACGAAAGCGACATCCGTACCATCTGCACCGAGTGGGCCGACAACCGGGGCACCAGCCCCGAGGTCACTCGCCTGATTCTGGGGCACGCCTCCTCGCTGGAGGAGGCCGAGTCAATTTGGGAGGACGGCGACGACGCCGTCGAGCGGGCCGTCCAGGCCCTCGCCGACACCACTGGCGACGAGGTGTGCTGGGGCACGACGACGTTCGTCCCCGCCATCCCCGCCGTCGCCGTGGAGGTCGACGAGCCCGACGACCCCGAGGAGATCGGGGGAGTGTGTTTTGCACACTACTCCGTCAGCCTCGAGGTAGCCGGCCGGCGCCTCGAACTGCCAGCCTGCCTGACCTGCGGGTGGCTGGCGCCAGGCGCCGACCAGGACCTGGACGGCAGCGGCCTGGCCTGCTGGGGTGACGCCCAGCACGGCGGATGGCGCTCCGTCGCTGGCGACGGAGTGTATCCCCGTCGCCCCGTCGCCGACACGGACGGCGACCCCGACGACCCGATCGTCGTCCGCGACGGTGTCGGCGGCACCGCCGAGATCGCGCCCGACACCGTCGCGGTGTGGCGCGACGCGGTGGAGGCGATGCACATCGCCGGCGAAGCCGAGGTCGGCGATCCCGACAGCGACTACGAGGCGCTGTACGCGCGCGCCGCCGAGATCCGCGACGAGATCGCCGAGGCGATCAACGACGCGCTCGACGACTACGACGTCCCCGACGTCGAGGAACCGGCGTCGGAGGAGGTCTGGCAAGACCTGCCGGAGACCGACTGGCCCGGCATCCGCCTCGGCGACTGGCAAGGTGCCGGTCTTGTCCTCGCGTGGGAGACCCCCGATGGGGACGAACACCGCCCTCATCCCGACGAGGACGACGTGGCCGAGGCCGTGGCGGCGCTAGCCGGCCGTGCGCGTCGATCTCTGCTCGCAGAGATCGAGCGGCTGGAGGGCCGCGCCTGATAGCCACTGCCCCCTCCCCGCTCCTACCCCACGCTGTGTAGTGCAGCGTGGGGCAAAGTGGTAGGAGCATCACCAATGACCACGAACTACTACCACCTGATCTACGCCGCCCCCGACGAAAAGGGCGAGTGGCACTCGCTCGATATGTGCGGGGAGTACGCTGCCTCCACGCCCGAGGAGGCAGCGAGGAAAGCACTGCTGGAGATTGAAGAGCAGTGCGGAGACGGATGCAGCCTGGATGGGTCTGCACGAATCGAACACCAGGACCCGGATGGGGGGTTAATCGAGAGCTGGAGCGTCCAGGAACTTCTGGAGGACGACGACGAGCTACGGCAAGACGCTGTCGTATACTCGCCCACCTGATCCAGGACACATCAGGCCACCAGACCCCCCTCGTCGTGTGGTGCGCCGGGGGGTTTGGCGGCAACAACCCGCTCACCGAAAGGAGCACAGTCATGATCACCAACGCCACCGACAACACCCACACCGACACCACCGACGCTGAGGAGGAGATCCTGGAAGGCCTGATCCTGGAAGGCCTGCGCCAGGCCCGCCAGGACGCCGCCGACGCCGAGGCCCGTGAGGCACGCCTCGCGGAGCAGGCGGAAGAACTGGGAGTTCCGTACTCCCAGTCTGAACTCGCCAGTCTCTCCGGCGCCGGTGAGGCCCGTCACCGCCGGCGCAAATACGCGTTGGCCATCGCAGCCCTGGACCATGGCGGCTCCTTTGAGGGGGCCGCAATCACCCTCTTGGCCTACACCCTCGGCCAGGGAGGCGGGTTCATGAACCCCGGTGAGGGAACGAGGCGTGCCGTCTCCCCGGAGGTTCTCACCGACTGGCAGAACGTCCTCCGAGACAGAGGAGTGCTATACGGGGGCGGATTCTGTCGCCGCAACGCCGTAGGGGGCGACGCATGGACCGCTGCCGCGGTTGCGGCTGCTGAGATCATCTCACCTGCAATCGTGAACGAATGGTTTCACGGTTGCAAGTGGACGCTTTTGGAGCGGTTCCGGAGCACCATCGTGTGGGAGAGGGTCTGGCCAGCGTCGGACGCTGTCCGACGTATGGTCCTTACCGAATTGGCAAAGCAGGCAGGCGCCGACTGACGCCTGCGCCTACCCACCCCGCTCCTACCCCACGCTGTATGGTGCAGCGTGGGGTCGCGGGGTAGCGAGCGGCGGTGCCTTTGGCTCCTTTCGGCCGCCGCTGGCCCCTCCCCCTCTGCGCGTGGTGCGCAGAGGGGTTGACGGGTAGATAAGCACCCGCTTTTGAAAGGAGCAAATAATGTCACGAGCCTGGATCATCGGGGCCCCAGACCCCGAAATGGAAGCCATCGAGCGCCTGCTGCACGATGCAGGCGAGCACGTCGTCCACGCCACGGCAGGCGGGCGTCGCGTCCACCCCGGATCGGCCTATCGCGCCGACCCGATTGATTTCGGCGCCGACGACGTGGTGCTGGTCGAGTGCCAGCCCTACACGTCTCCGGTCGATACGCTGGTCATCGATCATCATCGGCCCGGCGACCCCGGCCACGGTCGACCGCCTGCCCAATACTTGTCCGCGTCCAGCATCGGGCAGGTGATCGCCGCGCTGGCCGAGCTGGCCGCGCGAGGCGACGCCAGCCTGCCCGACGGGTGGCGGATCACGCGCGGTCGGACGTACACTGATCACACCCGGCGTCGGGTCGGGTGGCAGAATAAATGGATCGTTGAGACCAAGATGATTGACGGGTGCTGTCGCACCGTGCGTGAGTTTGCGCTGCCGCTCCCAGAATACGTTGTGGATGCGCGCGCAGACCGTCCGGCGAATGCGTGGGGCGAGTCCCCCGACGGCAGACGCCCGGCTGGGTACTCGCCGGCCAGTAAAGAGGGCGTGTATCAGTCATTGGAGATCCCGCCTGACGAGTTCTGCTCCATCCTCATGATCGCCGCAGCCGATCACTGCCTGGGTGCGG